AACTGAGACTGTAATGCATTGGTATTCTGCATACCAGCTACAGTATCAGCATTGATTGCCTGCTGAATTCCGTTGAATCCTTGAAGCATTCCAACGTTCACGCCGTTGAAACCGCTCTGCATGGTATTGTTAAGCGCATATGTGCTATCGCAAATACCCTGCTGAATACCTCTGATACCATTCTGAATATCATTCAGAGCAAAGCCCTCATTGATATCAGCTCTGGTAGCCCATCCTTGGAAACCTGCACCATTTGTACCGTTTCCACCATTGCCACCCCAGCCGCCAAAGCCGCCGAAACCGCCCCAGCCGAAGATTGCGAAAATAAGGACAAGCCAGATAAGGGAAAAACCATCGCCGCCCCACATGTCGTTTGCACGGTTATTAGAGCCTGTAGCGGCTGCAATGTCGCTAAGACTATAATTTGAACCATTCATCATGTTTTTAGTCTCCTTAAATTTTATTTACAATAGGAGACATCCGCGGCTGTCATCCCAAATTGTAGCGATTTTAAATCACCCAATTATGGGGAAATGTTATAATCCAAGGAATTTCTGAATAATTCCATCTGGTGATAAGTGCTTTTCATTAAATACATTTTGCTGTATTTGATGCAACTGGTCTGTATCACCTTTTTTGTATAAATCCAGTGCATTTTTTAATGTTGGATTGTTTCCAGCAAATTTGCTCATATCGTTCATCATGTTATCAACACTTCCGAACCTCTGGGAAATCATTTGCTGAATTTTTTGTTTCATTATTGTATTTGGGCTGAAATTCATCTCTGATTACCTCCCTTCTGTGTTTTGGGCGGTTCAGATTGTATTGGCAATAATTCTTTAATTTCAGAAATTTCAGCATGAACATCATCACGAAGTTGGTTAATCAGCGAAACAATATCAACTTGATTTGTGTTATTGGTTTCTGGCTGTTCTCCTTCATTTACAAGTCTGTAAGTGAAAATTCTGCTTCTTCCATCTGCTTGCAACTGTTTTCGGTAAACTTCTGTACCGTCAGTTTTTGGATAATAAACAGGGTTTCCAGACATATCTACGTCTTTCGCCTTTACGGTATCAATACCATCAACCATCTGTCCTTGTAACATGGGGATTTGTGGCATTTGTGGCATTTGCTGTATTGGTTGCTGAATCTGTGCCTGTCCGTATGGCATTGCCTGCTGATAACTATTCTGCAATTGTGCTAATCTATCTTGATACGGTTGTATTTGTTGAAATGGTTGCGCAAAATACGGATTACCATACTGCATATCTCAAACCTCCCTTGTTTTTATAACTATATTTTACAATAATAAGAGGTTGATTAACACGCCATGATAACGCCATAAATACGCCACATATACGCCATTTTCTATGAATACAAAGAAAAGCCCCGACAATACATCGGGGCAACTTTCATAATTTTCTTCTTTAATTTTCTGTTTATGCGGTCTACGGTTCTTGGGCTGTAGCCCATGATTTCTGAAGCTTCTGCAAGTGTTTTTTCTTCGTAAACACGCAATCGGAATAACTCTTTTTCTCTGGAATCAAATCCAGCTTCACGCAAATAGAAGATTCTTTCATCTTCCGAAAAGTCTTTATAATCATCCATTCCACCGTCCTCCCTGTTAGTGGAATCAATATTTACACCGGGAAAATGCCTTTAAGGGCAAACCCTAAAACAATACCAATTATGCCAGTTATAACATAAGCAATGATTTTGTCCTGTAATTTTCCTGGCTTTTCCATGAGTGATTTTAAATTGTCGTTCATTTCGTCAACTGTATCTTTAATGTGTCCCAGATCATTGTTATATAAAGCAATTTTCTGTTCCAGCGCATTGATACGCTCAAAAAAAACTCCATCCCTTTTGGAATGCTTTTCTTTCATCTCATGGACGGCACTTTCCAATTCTTTCAAGCGGTGTTCGTTGACGCACTCGTGTTCACATCCCATCGCTGTTCCTTTCCATCACTCCCATTTTTTAAGATATTGCTTCTACCCACCTAATTTGAAGCACCCCTGCGATACGTGGGAGGATTGACGTATCACGCACACACCATCTTAGAATCCGATAAATGGAAAAACACCATGATTCACATAGATTTCAGTTTCAGAATTCCAATTTCTATTTACAGAAGATTCGGAATGTGATCCTTGAAACTCAGCTCCCTGTTTCACCAGAAAGAAGAGAGCCAAATCAAATATGCAATCATAGCAGTTTTCCATATCGGAATTTATTTTCTCATCACTGTAAGACGAAGGATAATTCCTTTTCTTCTTAAATGAACGAATAGCCCTCTCTGCTGAAAGAGGAATCATCCTCGCTGTTTCTGCATCATCTTCAAGATAATTTGTCAAATCCTCTATAAGCTGTTCGTCCATTTAATCACCTTACCTTTGCTGAGATAAAATCTCTGATATTATTCCAGCCTTATTAGTTGCTGTCAGGGCATAGCCGTTATCACTTGCGAGTTGTCTTAACTGAGATACAGTCATATTAGACAACTCGCTTTCTGTATACTTGTGTGTTGATGTATCATTCACACTTGCTACAGATGGTGACTGGCTGTTTTCATCGAGACTATGCCCGGTTATTCCCCCGCTTTGGTACCGATCACGATACCACCGTTTGCTTTTGGTGCAACAGGGACGAACATACCGGATGCTTTTGTCCATACTGCAACTGGGTCTGGTGTAGCCCACATGGAAAGAGTTACGAAAGAACGGTTCTCTTCCTGTATAAACTGTCTGTATTCAAGCTCTTCTGGTGTCACACCCCAGAGGCCAACACCGAAAGAACCGTTAGCATCTGCTTCATACAGAGTAAATACATCCTCTTTGAGGTATCTGGCTGTTTTCAGGGTTCCATCTGCTTTTCTGAAATTAAAGTTCTCATCACAACGATCAATTGTGATTCCATATTCCTGCATAAGCAGATTGGCAAGCTCCTGCTTTGTGAGAAGCCTTTTATTTGCAGCACCCAGAACAGCTGTCTGCATTGCAGTGTTGTTCCGCATGTAGTTAATCATTTTAAGAGAAGTAACAGCTTTGTTTACTACATAGCCATTGCCTTCTGCTACAGCTACCATTTTCTGGATATCGCCCATGATATCTGCATCTGGCTTAGACCAATCAGTAAGCGTTACTTTTGCACTTGCTGGAACGCCATAGTCAATTCCCATGTCAACATGGTTCTCTTTGATTGTTACAGCGCCGGTGGAAAGGAACTGTCCTTTCATAACATTTGCTCTTGTAACAACGCCCTCGAACAGTCTGGCTGCATCATCAAATACAAAGTTTTTCAGTGCTTCATTATCCGGCACACCGTTTTCAATTGCCTGCCGTAAGTTTTCGGACTGATTGATTTTTCTCTTAATGAAGAGTTTTTCAGTCAGGACTTTTTCAAATCCAGGTCTTGTGCCGATTTCTGCTTCGCTATCAAGAGCGTGGACGAATGCAACTTCCGGGAGATTCTGTCCAGCCATAAGTCTGTAATACTCTGCTTTCAGATACTGGGTTTTTGTATCTGGGAAAATGGTATCGAGGATACCTGGTCTTTTAACGCTGAAATTCTGAGAGAAATTAAGTCTTTCTTCTTGGGTAATTGATTCCAAAATATTAAATGGCATTTGTCATACCTCCTTAAAATACTGGGTCTTCTGTGACTACAAAAACAATTCCGGATTTTTCAAGCTCTGTTTTTGCAGTAGTGTCAACTGTTACTGGAAGTCTCTTTTCAAGAACACGTCCTGAGACAATCACAGAAATTGGTCTCTTGGTATCATCTGTCATATCAACATCTTCAAATACAATGCCGATTGCGCCTGTCGCATTTGTTGGATATACGGAACCTGCTTTGATAATTTTCTTAGTTCCAACTGTTTCAGCATTTGTCTGGTCTGCTGTGTAGGTTTTGAGTACAAGTCCGACCTCAGATTCAAGAATATTTGGAGTGGACTCATACTGCTCTGTTTTCATAAAAGCCATTATTTATATCTCCTTTACTTAAATATTTACAGGGGCGTTACCGTCCACTGATTTAGTTTCCTGGTTCTTTTTTGCTGAGTAAGCTTTTGCAAATTCAGCAGCATCACTTTTTACTGTAGCTTTCCCACCGCTACCACCACCCGGATTCGGAGTGTTTTCCAATGCTTCCTTCTCCCAAGCTGCTTTTGCGGTATCAAGTGCTGTTTTATTTGCTTCGGAAACTCCCTTAACAAAAGTTTCGACTTCTTTCATTGCATCTTCTGGTTTCTCATACGGTGCAGATGCGTATGCTTTAATAGCACTCGCGTATGTTTCGGTTGAAAGTCCTGCATTTGCGAACATAGAAGTAATTTCACTGGTAAGGGCTTTTTTGTTGGATTCTGCAAGCGCAGCTTTCAAATCAGCTAACTCCTTATCCACTGCTTCCTTTTCTTTCTTGCGTTCAGCTTCTAGCCGTTCTGCTTCGGTCATGTTCTGCTTTTTCAACTCTTCCAACTCTTTTTCCAGGGAATCTGCTTTTTCAGCTTTTTCCTTCAGAGAAACATTTTTGTCTTTCTCTTTCTTAGTTTCAGCAGAAATAGAATCAAGAAGCTTAGAAACCTGTTCCTCGGAAGGTTCTGCAACTCCCATACCGATAAGTGCCTGTTTTGCCTGTTCTCTTGTCATTGAAATCTCCTTTCTTCCAGTCCAATACGCTTTTTCAACACGGTTCGCTCCGCACATGGTCTGTACCCGATTTACGCTCACGGGCTGTTGCAATTTATTTGATTTTGGGTATTAAAAAAGAAGCCTTAGATTTCTCTAAAACTCCTTAAATAATCGAAATTTGGTTCATTCTTCGTTAGATGGAGAATTTGCCATTGGTTCTGTTTTGGACGGATTTTGAAACTTTCCGTCAAGTAATTGCTGTGCTTTCTGCATTTCCGCTTCCGGGTCTGCCAGTTCCGGGTAAATAGTTCCCAGATACGGTAAACTCATTTCGTAGACTTTCTGCGGATCACTGAAAAGCCCACAAGTAATCAATGCAATAAGCGGATGAATTTTATTTTTGAACAGATAATCAAGCGCTTGTGCTTTTACAAGCATATTGTCTGTTGGGTTTCTGGTTATCTTCACATCGAAATCTCGTGTTGAGATATTAACATCTTTTGATGTGCCACGGATAATATTCAGAATAATTCTGGCAGATTCCTTTTCAGCTTCCTTGGTGAATGCTTCTACCAATTTTGCATCTCTCTCTGCAAAATCCCATCCATTACGAAGGTATACAGCATTTCCTGTATCTCCTCCGCTATTGCTTTGTCGGTTTGGCATTGCTTCCACAATCAGCATATTATTGTAGATATCATCCTTTGCAACCTGGCTCTCTGATTGATTCAGTTCAGCGGTCATCAGTTCAACATCCGATTGACAGCCATTTCCGGTATCTTTAACAGAGATAGCACCAAGTTTTACCATTTCCAAAAACTCGTTTTTGTCTACCTCGCAGTTTTTAAACTTCATAAAGGATTGCACAAACTGTTCCACGCCATTTAATCTGTCAGACTGGTATTTGTTAATTGCATCAAATAATGTGATTGCAATTTCAACGTCCGAAAGCCTGTCATGATTATTCGGGCATTCAACAATAGGAATCCCACCAAAACCGTTGATGCCATATTCGGTTACTTTTCCATTCGTGATTTTGAAAAACTGGTTCTTTGAATAGCATAAGTAGTATTGTTGCTCATCTTCATCCTTCAAAATCTGAACGGACAGCATTGGTTTTCCGTTCCTCTGCGAATATACAATGTAACAATCACCAGGATACGGAATAAAGATTCTAAACGGCGGTAAATCTCCGTTTTCTGTCCAGTCCTCTTCTTTCAGAATAGCCTTATAAGAAGTTCCTGTTGCACTTTGGTATATTGCTCTCTGGATGTTTCTTGCATCTGCATTGGCTTCATCCAGATAATCATTCAGCAAATCAACTTGCTCATTTATTTTTTTGTCTGCATTTTTCTTTTTACATACATATTGGATTGGTTCCCCGCAAATCTGTCCAGCTTTAAATTTTACAGTTTCAAATGCGTGATTTTCAACCACTCTGTTATTGACTTCTGGACGGACTATTTTGTTTCGGTATAATATCGGCTGATCGCCTTTCATGTACCGATACAAGTAATCAATCAATGTTCGATTTCTATTATGTATGCCAATTGTATCTGATACTACTTTTACTACATTTTGCGGAGTGATTCGGTCAACGCCTGTGTAGGCTACTTTTCGCCCGAAATCACCTCGGCATAAATCTACAAAATTCATTGTATTTCTCAAAGCCGAACCATCCTTTCTACAAAATAAAAAGCACTGGATGTTTTAATCCAATGCTCTACTTTATATTCTACACATATTAAAAGTATCTTTCAGTATACTTCGGTATCATCTTTCGAAACCTTTTATCTTTTTTATTTCTGCTATGGCTTTTAAATGCTTTTTTTTAATGTGAATCTCTGAATAACCCATCTCATCTGCAATGCGAACCAAAGATTTGTACTCAACATAGTGCTTAAATAATATGTCATATAGTAATGGGTCTTCAACCTGTTCTATAGTTCGGACTATTTCTTGTCTTTTTTGTAAAAATTCAGATATCATTTCTGAAATCTCTTCTCGCAGATCAAATATCTTCGCAATCATGTCTCCCATCGGATCACGTTTTACAGAAGTTTGCACCTTTTCCCCAACTGGAATTGCAGATACACTTGTGGAAAGAGAACTGAGCTGTTCTTCTTCGATAAGCTTGTTTTTGATTCTGTTATCATAATTTTCAATTTGTCGTAAATATTGAGCTGTAGTCATCATACTCTATCTCCTTCCCCACATAAAATTTTTGGTTGCTTTTACTTCTGCAAATCTTTTGCCGGCAAGCGTTATTGCAAGCTGCGTAACTCCATCGGCAGCGTCATCATGTTCATTATCACCAATATAGACGAATGTAGTTAATTCATCCATAGCCTTTTGATACTGTTTATTTTGATATTTCGGAGCCAAAAATATAAAATTTTGCTTAACATCCCCGGAATACTGATTTATTTTTTCTTTTTTTGCTTGTTTTGAAGGTGCTTTTGTACTGGTCGTGCTGCAAGCGTATTTATGTTCTTTCAACCGTTCATTTACATAATAGGCATACATATCGCCACCATTATTTGCTTCAAAATTGATGGATTGAATATTATTACCCATGATTCTTCCAACAACTAATGGCAATGTTCCTTCTTTTGGTGCCGTGCTGAAAATCCAGTCATAAATATACACATCTCCATTTTCGTATTCTGCGCCCACTGGCATTGATAAGCTATCACCGCCACCCCACGCAACATCACAGGCAGAAACATTTTTAACAAATCCACCTTCTGGAAGAACGCCGTTATAATATCTCAATTCGTCAGCTGCAAACACAATTCCTTCACGTAAGAAGGGCTTTTGCTGATATTTGGCTTCCCATTCGTTAGCGTCTAATCTAGCTTTCATATCGACATAATATTTTGTTGAAAATCCAACGCCATACTCATAATCGAAATTCGATTTACCCTCATCATTCAAAGCTGGAATTTTTCTAAACCGATACATTGGATTATCGTGATTTAGCTTCTCGATTTTTCCGAGAGGGTCATATAAATTCCATCTGGTTCCAACCATAAGCTCCCTTGCGCCGTCAATCTTACGGTCAACCATCTTATTCAGATATTCTTGATATGTATTTTCTAATCGGGTGGGGCTTAATGAATGTTGTCTATCTCTTACAAGGTCATCCACATACAAATAACCATCGGAAGAAATATCAACGGCACCTGTCCAAGTACCTTCAATACCACGGCAAGTCATTGTTGCAAATCTATCTGGCTTGTCCAGGTTTATTTCAAAATCATCAGCACTCTGTTTTTGAAGTTTCGACTGTGGAAAAATTTCACTATAGTTGTATTCCTGTGTATTAATGAGATTAAGAAGTTCTCCGTAAAATCCTTTTGCCAGTTTTCCAGAATGACCACCCATGGCACTATGGCTATTTGGTCTTTTACCCATTATCCATGACATAAAGAAAATACACATAGTAGATTTTCCAACACGGCTTGGGAGTGATAAGCCGTAAAACTCTATCTTTCTTTCTTCCAAATCTTGTAGGTCTTTGGCTACCACATGTAGTGTTTTTTTTCGTGGAATATAAAATTTCTTGCTGTCCGGTCTATTTTTCTCCATATAAAGCAAGTAACTTTCAAATAAATGTGGTGCTTCCAGTAGCAAATACTGCCAATAGATATCGTCAAAATTACCACTTCCAGTTAATGCAGCACACTTCTCTGCTATGTTATGTGAGTATTGACTTACTTTCATAGCCATTTTCCGTGCTTCTTGATTCTCGTTGAAAGGAAGGTCAATATTCATATTTAAGAGCAAATCAAGGCAATCTTTTTGATTTTGATAGATTGTCATGTCACTACTGATAATCTGATTTAGGACTGTCCGATACCATTCGAGCGAGCCTTCTGTAATTTTTCCCATAAAAATAGAGCCAGACCTCCTTTCTTTTTAGGATTTAGTCTGGCTCTCATGTGGCTCTCTTGACTGGTTTACTTATTATTCAGCATTCTCATCAGCTGTCATATCTCTTGTATCTACGATTGTAGAAGTGTTACCTCCTTGAATCTTTGGTACTTCACCATTCCATTTATCAATTTTCTGTTTTTCAATCAGTTCGGGAGTAAGAGATTCTGCGATTTTTCTATTTGCTTCTGCTTCAGCTTCTGCTTTAATCTTAATAGCTTCAGCTTTACCTTCTGCATCAATTTTGGCCTGTTCCGCTTGGATAGATGCTTTCTCCTTTTCCTGTTCAGCAGCAATCAGTGCAACTTCTTTATCTTTATCAGCTTGTACTTTTGCTGTTTTAGCTTCAATGTTAGCAAGTTCAAGCTCCTGTTGAGCGTTCACTTTCTTCTGAATTGCAGCCTGTGTTTCATCATCAGTGGAAATGGAAGTAAAGTTTACTGTATCAATAATAATTCCGTATGGCTCAAACTTCTGCTTAAGATATTCGTCAAGTGCTTCATTCAGTTCCTGGCGTTTATCACCGAAAACATCTGTTACTGGATACTTTGCTGTTACTTCCTGCGTCCACGCTTTCATCTTAGGCTTGATAAAGGTGTTTTTTACGGATTCTCCTGATTGACCTTTGAACTGAGTAAACACATCGGTAACTCTATTTTGATCGAATTTATAAGAAAATTCAAGGTCAACTTGAAGCGATTTACCATCTGCTGTTGGTGTCTTGAAGCTTTCATCTTTTGGAGAATCGCCCTTATCCTCAGATGTAAGATAAGACTGCTCGATTCCAACGGAATACAGTGAAGTTTTTACTGTAGGTGAAATCAAATGCCATCCTTGTGTAAGTACATTCTTAGAGATTCCTCCGTTCATTTTGTACTCTACCGCAATGTAACCAGCCGGAACTCTCACACTGCACTTTGCAACACATATAAGTCCTGCAATGATTACAACAGCTAATCCAATTCCACCTAAAAGTCCTTTTTTCATTTATTATCCTCCTCTTTTTGACTTTCGTCTTTATTTAACTCATCAATAGCATTTCTGCCAATGTGGTTCAATAATTTACCTAGTGGCTGAAATAATTTGTAAAGCAGGAACCATACTACTGCCGCTCCGCATACCACTAGAAATATAAATACTGGGTTCATTCAATCACCTAACCTTCTGCAAATTTCAATAAAATCTGGCTTACTAAGTTCTTTCAGCTTGTTAGCATATTTTGGAAATTCATGTGTATATATCGGATGACCTAAAAGTTTTTCTGCGTATTCGTATGCAAGTTTTCGGTCATCCCCTGTAAGCATACAAATTCCTGTGTAGGTTTCAACTACTACCGCTTCTTGTTTTGTCATACATATCCTTTCTTGATAAAATCATCTTTTTAATTCCGTAAAAATATTTTCAATTACTTTCCATTCTGCGAATACTGCCATAAACAGTAATGGTACTGCAGAAAATCCCCAATGATTTTCAATCATCATTTGTATTGTAGCTATTAAATAATCTGCTACCCATTTGGATATTATGAAATTCGCAATTATCCAACATATTTTTCTGATTTTGTTCATTTGCTCACCATCTTTCTTTTTGATTTCAAGTATTTTCTGTATTTGCGACTGTATTTACGAAGAATTAAATCAAGCATAATGCTATTTGTCTGTTCTACGTTTTCTGACATAGTTGTGAGATATGGATAATCTTCTCTATCATCTACTAATGTCTTGAAGATCAAGTCTAAAGCAAACTGAGCACTGACAGGTGGGTCGCACAGTTCAAAGTCTTTATCCTTGTACCACTCATCAATCTTATTTTGGAATCCATCAAAGGATATTTCTTCGTTCCATATCATACATTCACCTCAAACTCTTTCTTGCAATTACTACCCTTACATTTCAGTTTCAAGTGCTGAATCTTCGTGTTTGGGCTAATCAGAAGCGCTTTCTTCTGGCAAAAAGGACAACAGGCGTATTTCGTTCCGTTAATATTCCGTATCAATGCCTGTCCATTCCACGGCTCGGGTGGGTTCATGTATTCAGAAAAATCTATCCCTTCGGATTCTAATGCTGATTTAATGCTCATTAAAAATCTCCTTAAATTTCTTCCTATTAAAACCATTGTATTGGTTTCCCCAATACGGATATTGCTCTAAGCATTTTCTCATATAATCGCATGGATGTGCTTTTGCAAAGTCAACAATTTCTTTGGCAGGTGCCTGCTGTACTTGTGTTCTCCATTCTGGACAACCTTTTGTTTTTTCTTGATCCATTAATTTTCCTCCGTTTCAGAATGCCATGCATTTTTCGGAAATTATTCTGGTTTATTCGATTTAGGGCAACTAGTGTCCAAAATAGTTCATTACTTAATTTAAATTCAAGTTCAATACTTAACGGCTTTCCTATGCTACAAAGTGTGCCATCCTCATTTTTGTGAAGAATACCACCTTCGATAACAGCACCATCCGAAATTGAAATCTCTGGTATTGTTTCAATAACTTTTCCATTACATGTAAAGAAATGCTTTAATTCTTCCTTTTCACCCATATCAGCACATCCCTTTGTTTTTCCTTAAATTAGCGTATCGGTCAACCAATGTGTCAACAGTAACAGTTAACTCGTTGATTCTAATACAGTCATCCTGGTGTCGTTGTTCATACCATTCTATAGATGGATGACCAGTATCTACATTTTCAATTCCATCAATCGGAATCTTCCAGTTATCATTTTCAAGAAGCTTTTGGTTAAGTGTCTCCGATAAAGCTTTATAGTCCAGGATTATATGCTGTTTCTTCTCGCATTCTTCAGATAACCGAACAACTTCTTCTTTCAACTGATCTACAGTCCAGTTTTCCATATCCTCAAATTTCATATTTACCACCTCTGTCTTCGAAAATTGTTTCTTCCAAGCATAAATTTTTCGGCTGAAAAATTATCCTCTACATCAATATGTGCTTCACGGTCTTGCACCTCATATCCGTTTGGAGTTAATTCAAGTTTTGCAGTATATTGAGCGCCACAATTGGTGCATTGCCATGTCACATTTAAAAAGATTTCTTTTTCTCTAAAAGGTTTTGCGTAATCGGAATTTTCGCATTTCAATATTCCACCGCAAACAGGACAATTGCGTTTATCAAGTAAATCTAGCATTCAAATTCCCTCTTCTGTCTGTGTTTCATCTGACAGGCGATCATTTTAGCTATGTTTTCACGTTCCTGTTTTATTCCATGCCCCTGCCGGAACAGCTCACACTCAAGGATATTTCCGCATTTGGAGCATTCGTCTTTGATTTCTTTGCCGAATACTTTCATTCCACATCTCCGTATACCAGCAGTTTAATAAGCTGCTCTTCTGTAATTTCCTTTGCATTGATTCCAAGCCATAAATTTTTATATTGCAAAGAATTATATAGTTTATTAATTCTACTTACCCGCATTTCAAACGGTTTGTCACTTTGTAAGAAATAACTAGCTGCGCCACGAAGTGTTTTTGTTCTATGAGGTGAATTAATAATGAAAATCTCTACGGTACATGTTTCTGTTTCCAAAATAAACGTTTTTCTATTGAACCGCACTATTGATGTTTCGTTATGTATTTTATTAAATAATTTTATCAAAAAATAATCTGCATCTTTATAATCAACCGCCAAGTACAACGCTGATATTTTACTCATACACCCTCCCAGTATTTACAACAATCGTCCAGACATCTAAAGTCTGCACAATGTTCACTGTCACCATTGAAGCAAACCCATGTGAATCCATCGTGCTTTCTGCAATTCTTGCAACTTTTTTCGTTCATAAATTACCTCAATTTAGAAAAATCCAGTGTGCCGACTTGAACAGCATAAATCTCCCAACGAGAAACACTGGAACTTTAAGGGGGAAATGTAACTTCTGGCAATGGCAATTTGCCAGATAGAAACAACAGGAATCGAACCTGTGTCACATGATATTCAATATCATTGCTCTACCACTGAGCTATGTTTCTTTTTTCATCATAAAACGCTAAACTAGATGATTTTTTTAGAATCCCCGACTACCACTCCTCACGGGCATTGGTCTTATCTCTCTAAAAAGTTTTTGCACAAGATCGCTAGTGAGTTGCGTCTATATGCCTGCACGAATGCACACAAACGCATCCGCATTTATGTGCAAGAACTAACAATAGCTATGCTAAAGTAAGATATCCTATCTACACCTGGTAGATGGAATTGCAGGAGACGGATTCGAACCGCCGTTCTCAAGGATATGAGCCTTGCGAGATTCCACTTCTCTATCCTGCCGGAACCCGGAAAAACCGGGTTAGCAATAGGTTTATCGTGTTATGCTTTCCACTATCTACAAGTTTTAGTGCTGTAGATTCACTGGATATTTTTATGCGTCTTTGAACGGCATCTCTTGAAAACTCCTTTTATTAACGTGCGCTGCGTTAATGTTTTTAACTCCGAGATATACCAGCCGGGAAATCAGATCCATTTAGGCTACGCCGTATCGCACCTATAAATTTACCTAATCCACACGCTCAACTGGAAGTTTTTTCCACCCATATTACGGATGAATGGCATTTAGAAGAAATGGAAGCTCTGGGATTCGGACCCAGGACTTACGGCTTATGAGGCCGTTGCTCTTACCGCTGAACTAAGCTTCCTAAGATACCGAATTATTTGACCGCCATGACAAACAATCCGGCACTGTTGCAGTTCTTGACCGCCAGCTGCAACAAAGGTTTTCTGAAACGCTTTTGGATTTCAGAAAGTCTTCCGGGACATTTGAAGCCCCTTTAATCAGCCCCGTTGGGCTAGAAGGCCGAAGCGAAAGTTGTATGAAAAAGAAAAATATTTGCAATATGATAAATATTGCAAACTGGGCTAGCTGGATTCGAACCAGCGAATGCAGCAGTCAAAGTGCTGTGCCTTACCTCTTGGCGATAGCCCATCAACCCCGGCGCACCATTAAGACCGGGGAAGTCGTGATATATAAGTTTATGTAATTAATATAATAAGTAATTAGCACTTACACTACTCTGGATGCCTCGACTTATCACTTTCATAGGCTTTTCCGAGCCTACATGGATTAAGTCGAAGCGGCGCTTTTATGAATTTAACCCTTTCGATTAAATCAATCGGGATAATTCCAATTGGAATTGGTAAATACATTTGTCACCTCGTGCAAATTAAGAAAATATTCAGTGCAAAACATATTTCTAAACAAATACAGAATAAAATCTGTATTACGCTTGTCTTTCCTTCTTCGTCCAGTATTGCTAAAGTGCCGGCTAGAACCAGAACAAAAAATGCAAGATTTACAGCTGTTCCGATTACATTAAGTGCATTCATTGTCTTTTTCCTCCCCGATTAAGAAGTCCAGAATTTTTTCTGCAATCTCTTCCTCTGGCTCAAATGGCATTCCACAGTAATTGTAGGATTCTAAAGCCGATTTTAGGCTTGATTTGAAACCATTGTAAATTTCTCCATGCTGTAACAGTTCGTGCCTTAAAACACAAATTGCATCAGTAATTGATTGAGAAGTGACACCGATTTGTGCCAAGCACTCCATTTCAATGTCTGGGACAGCCATCATTTCAAACTCAAATACTGGAATTTCATCTACAGCTACATGAAAATCTATTGATCTTACTCTTGGAACTTCATTTCCGTCAATGAAATATTTTGTACCAAGCCAATCACAGGGGTTGGGGTTTGTGATTTTTACGACACTCATCCTTCTTCCACCTCCCCGAAATATTTCTTGTAAAGGGAAATGTCTTTATTTCCCAATAGAACTTTGATTTTATCTTTATTTTCTATTCGCAAGATACTGTAAGTAATCTGTTTTGATGTGATTATCATATTTTCTTCTCGATACTCTTTCGTAAATTTAGAAACAATTGTATGAGCTGAAAACCAATTTCCTTTAGCTGTTACAAAATAAGTTTTTCCGCAGTCCGTCATATATCTGAAACCAGCATAATTTTCATTTTCTCGATTAAAAAATACCTTTTCCGCATTTTTAGTATCGTAAAGTCTACCATCTGCACAAATAGCCTCTGCGTGAGTGATTTTATCTTCTTTTCTAATTTTCACTGTATAAGCATTTGGAAATTTTTCTTCACTTTCTTCCAAAACGCCTTTTTGTTTTTTTGAGAAAAATTTAAGCACGTCTTTTCCTCCCGAAATATTCATCAACTGCCTGTCTTACAATATCCGATACACTCCTGTCCGTCCGGTTCTTCTCTTCCAGGAGCCTTTTTTTCTGTTTTTCGGAAAATCGGATGCGGATGGATTCGGATTGTGGGTTTGGTTTCATGAGCATTTACCTCAACTTACAATTTCAATTGGATATCCTAAGTATGCTTCCAACTCTGAAACAGTCAGTTTACGTGGTTTCTTTATTTCAACATCAACACGCTGTATGATGTTGTCTGTTGTCTTTGCGATTGCCTTTCCGGTATAACTTTCAAGCTCTTCGTTTGCATATACATTCAAATGTTCATATCCATATGCCCGGCACCATCTTGCAGCTGAATTAACAATTTTTCTTAGCTCTTCTTGCTCATCACCAAACAACTCCGAATATCTAACCGCCTTGTTGAGGTCGCTCAAACTTACTCCGCAAGAAGCCACAACATGTTTATATGGACTTCCAATAAAATGAAAATATCTATTCGATTCCATTGCTTTTTGGCCTTTTGGCAAGTTGAATCCTTGAGCTATTGCTTTTTTAAGCAACTGTTCTGATTCAACATTGTTTTCTGTAACAATGCACTTATTTGTGAAATCAATCATTTTTATCCCCCTCTAAAAGTTTATATAGCTTGCTTCTTGAAACTCCCATAATCTCGGCAAATTGCACTTTAGTTATTTCCCCTCTTTGCCAGCTACGTTTAGTTTCTTTAAAAAGTTCCTTATCTATCTCTTTTTTGGCACGGCCTTTATATTTGCCCTGGGCTTTTGCAATTGCAATACCTTCTTTTTGACGCTGCCGAATATTTTCTCTTTCTCTTTGTGCTACATATGAGAGAAGCTGCAAAACTATGTCTGCGATCAGTGTTCCTGTCAAGTCTTTGTTCTGCGTAGTATTAAGCAACGGCATATCCTGTACAATAATATCCGCTTCAATCTCTTTTGTGATTTTTCTCCATTCAGCAATAATCTCTTCGTAGTTTCTTCCAAGTCGGTCAATCGAATGGATTACCAGAATGTCACCTTTTTGAAGAGAAGCAATCATTTTCTGATACTCTGGACGATTGAAGTCTTTCCCAGATTTTTTATCCATATAAATTTTTTCAACACCATCTGTTTTCATTGCTTCAATCTGTCTTGCTTCGTTCTGATCTACTGTCGAAACTCTTACATATCCTATCTTCATATATAATCACTCCCGTTTGTTTATAGGTTGATTATACACTTTTTCAATTATATTTGCAAGTACATTATACACATTTATGAGTATTTTTATTGACTATTTAAACGATTTTGATTATGATAATGTCAACAGGAGGTATTTATATGGTTTCTGATAAAATAAAGCAAATAATGAAAATGAAAAAAGTAACTAGCGTTCAGTTGGCTCAGCATCTTGGTATGCTTCCGCAATCACTTGCAAATAAATTCTCAAGAGGAAGTATATCTGCTGATGAGTTGATTCAGATTCTTGATTTTTTGGAATGTCAACTAATAATTGAACCTAAACCAGATGTCTCAATCAAATTGACGACTGATGATCTGAAAAGAGAGCCTTAATGGTTCTCTTTTTTTACTTTCTAATCAACCCCTGGCCTTGCAGCAACAGTCTGAATGTCTCTTTTCCTTTTACGGTTATGTATGTCTGGACGTTTGAATAGCCAAACGGTGTTGAAAAATCTTTCATCTGGAAAAGTCCGGCTTTCCTATACGGTTCATAGGGTTTAATAATATTGTGCCGATCACGGTAAATATAACCATTTTCCGTAAGCCACTTAGTAAACGCTTTAGGTGGGATATGGAATTCCTTTGCTGCATCTCGAAAAGTTGTAAGGAGCCTATTATCTATCAGACTGTCGAAATAATCAGCTTTAGGTTTCTGTTCCTGTACTTTCTGTTCAAGTAACTGTTTCTCTCGCTGCTCTTCAATCCATCTCTCGGCACGCTTTATCGGATCACTAATCTGGTAAGAGTCCTGTTTATGAACCATCTCGTATTTTCCGGTTTTACGGATAGATGGAAGAACATCTGCTGTAACCCATTCTTCAAATTTTTCTGCTGATTCAAGTTGGCTTCTCATAATCAAACGGTACAAATCACTTTCTGGAATAAAACTCATTTCTACTACTTTTGTTCCAGACTGAGTATATTGATTAGACACTGTTACGGTTACTCCATGTTTCACGGAGTGTCTACAATGCCTTGAAATTGCATCTTGCGGTTTTGAGTAACCAAGTGCTTTTGCTACATCTGTTCCCGCAAAATAAATTGTCCCGTTTATTTCAGTGGTTCTTACATTCCCAAATTCTGGATTGCTAAAAATCATCATATCGTTCATTCGTTATACCTGCCTTTCTTGGTATTGCCTTATTTTGTATTGGCAGAGAAACAGTTAAGGCTTACTGCTTGTCGTGTTCGAATCACTATCCCTGCCATGTTAAGGAGAGCTTTTTTGTTTTTTCGGGCGGTTTTGGTGGTAACTACCGCTGACTGGGGTTTTATATATACCCCCTCCCGGTCATCCAGTGCGGACGCTGGCAAGTCAGCCCTCCGCCCCATGGGACCCGCTGCCCTTGCCTGGTCGCTGTTTATCGTAGGCCTTCGGCAGTAGTCAAGGGAATGCTATACAAAATCCGTTGTAATATTGCACAAAAAACAATGTTTTATGAAATGTCTTTTTAGGGTGTACCCTATTTGCACATTGCGTATTACTAGATATAGAATCCGTTTCTTCGCAATCACAACATATAGTGTTTTTACTGTTATAGCTCCGGTTTTTCCATCTCTGGAAGCTCCAGCGCCGCTTTGTGCTTCTCCGCGATCTGCTGGGCTGTCTGCTGTGGTACTCCGTATTGCTGCGCGGCTTGTACTGGTGCAGTTTCTGCCATTCCATAGGCGGCTTTTGCAACAAATATCAAATTCGCATTTGTTCCGGTCTGATTATGTAATCTATTGATTGCGCAGTTTTTACAAATATCAAACCATTTTTTAGCCGTGTCACCATGTGATGAGTTTGTTCTATACACTCCATTCATCCAATCAGTAAACGTTGTACGATTAATCCCAACTAAAAAGCTAAATACTTCTAAAGTTGGTAATACATGATATTTACTACATAATCTCACATAAGTATTAAACATTTTATCTAATAGCTCTATATTGTCATTACTTGGCTTTTGTATATGATCTGCAATATAAAAAATCATATCTACAAAGCTATCTGATACTTCTTTCTTATAGTTTTCGTTATCTGGTGATATACATAATACAGTATTTATATATTCGTCAGCATATATATTAATATTATCTAAATAGATATCTACGTCTTGTACATTTACTGTATTATCTTTCATATTATCACCTCACTTTAGCACGTTAATTTCCAAATAAAAAAAAGAGAATGTCACCAGGTAAAGCTTATTCCCGGAAAATTTCCGGGTGTTCGGGTACATTCTCTAAAACTTAAAATAAAATATTCTGTTTTCTTTGTTGCTGATACCTTAACACAGTCTTTAATATCTTGTCAAATTTAATTTTGCATAAAATAAAACACATTATTTTGTCAATAATTAATAAATAATAATTAGGGTATTATATTATAATCTTTATTTATATTTATATCTTATATATTATTATACGGTACTGTATAGCATATCTTTTAATAAACTCCAGCTTTAGGAATCTAGGAAGGGCAGAGAATAATTATATAATTATATATAATATAAGGGCGGCTACATTTTCGCAGATTTGCATAATAAAAGCCAGACCTTCCAGGAGTTTCTATCCGGCGTGATCTGGCTTGTTATGCGTGTTGTTTAATTAACGATTCTGTGTACTTTCAGCCTCTGCCCTTCCTGAGTTCCGTCAGCTCTCGTTATCTGATAGCCTAAAGAAGTTTTAGAAAAATGTCAAGCGGTATTTTAAAAATATTTTTCTTGACAACCTGGGCGAAGCTGTGTTATTTAAATATTAACAGGCTCGGCGGCGGTCTGTACTCTGTCCATAGCCGCCATAAATAAGCATTTTAAAAGCCCCGGGTTAATTTCCTAGGGCTTTTTCTTGTGTATTGGTTTTCTAAATTCAATCACAAATCAATTATCTATTCTCTGGTTTTCTATTATGCATATATGCCGGAGTAGTTTCATATTCTCCCTCAAAAGCAGAAACGAGATTTTCTGATATTTTATAATTATTCATAAAATAATAAATTATGTGTTGAATTATCCAGTTTCTTTGATTATTCCATTGCGTTTTCGGGAGTAAATTATAGAGCTCAAAATAGTTATCCATGGCTGCTATCATATACATTTTTTCGTATACAATTAGCAAATCATTGTCTATGTTTGAATCTAATTTACATAATATAATAAAACGAAATGAATTTCCGTTTTCAAAATCTTTTTGTAGTAGTTTATTGTGATGTTTCCCTTTCTTCAAATGCGCCTTATGGTTAATTGCTCTTAACTTAATATTTTTGCTTGAGCCAATATAACAGCTCATCTTTTTCGAATTAACTATTGCATATATTCCGCAACCTTCATATTGTGGAATACGAAACTCTTCTAAATTTGCCATACTGTAATATCTCCTTTCTTGATTATAGTTACAGTATAGCACATTTTCATATATAAGTAAACACTAAATTTAGTGTTTAAAAATACTTTATTTTTTCTTCATTTGTTGGCACTATTTCCAGAACATCCGACGGCTGACATCTTAATATAATACATATTGTATTCAATGTGTCGGTCGTTATTCCTTTTCCTTTTCTTAAATTTTGCATTGTTGCCTCGCTCAGAATCTTTTCTTTTCTCATTCTGGAAGATGTAAAGCCGCGATCTGATAATGATTTCATAACATCTATTTTATATTTAAACATCTTGTGACCTCCCAAATAATTATATCATTATTATAATAGGATTAGTACCAAAAAGCAATATAAAATATTTTTAAAAACCACTAATTTTAGTGTTGACATACACTATTATTAGTGGTATTATAATATCAACAAAGGAACAAAAGAAACAAACAACCGGAACCGCCCGAACCACTCAACACAATGAGGACATAAGAAACGGATCACGATTAATTGAAAAATTCTAGTTCCTGGACAAAATAAAAAAAGCCCGGTCGACTTCCAAACCAAACCGGGCACCAAACTAAAAAGAAAGGCAACCCTATTATAACAGGGGCGAAGGTAAAAAACAATGAAAAAAATCAAAACATTAGAGATCAGTGCGAAAAGATGGTTTCAAAAATCTTATGGAAACACCTACCACGTTGTAAAAACTGTTGTAAATGGAAAAGATGTTGTTGTTTCTGGAGTTACTTATGGATACGGCAATCACTTTTTGACAACTATCGCTGATCTGTTACGTGACAGAGGTTATACAGTGCCAGAAGATAATTCAAAAGCTTTTGTCATGATGACGAAATTCCCATACACCGTGGAAGATGTAAAAAGAAAGAAAGACTTAGTTTTCTAGCAAGGGGTGTTGGCATGTATAATAAATATTTGAGAAATATTAAATGGGCGGTCTTTACGATAATTGACCGCGCCACACAGGACGACCGAAAAAGCAAGGTAAAAGTTTCTGGTGCATTCAGTTGCCCGAGTAACGCAGAGGAGTTTATAAAAACTCTCCCAACTGGTCACAAATGGTATGTTCTTGATTTTGACCGTTTGGAACGCTTTGAAGAATTTTACAATTATGTTCAGAATATTAATGAGCAATATGGAGATTATGCAATATTTCATATTAATGACGGTGGTTTTTTAGTTGATGAATTAAATTGTTTTCGCTCTGTCCTTAATATCTGGACAGACACAAAAATTAATTAATCATTTCTGGCGGCTTTAAAGCCGCCAGTATTTAAGCAAAGGGGGCTAAAACATGAAATATCATTACATAGCAATCTCAAGACGTGAAAACAACAAAAACTTTGCTTATGTTCTTCGGGTCGCTAAATCTGACAACCTTATTTTTTCTTTACAGATTCCTGGGATAACTGCTGCAAATATTTGCAGCACGAAAAAAGAAGCGGAAAAAGTCGTTGAGTTTTGGAACAAGTGTTCTTTAAAAAATAAAACTTATGGAGGGTTTTAAAATGATAACAATCAAGAAAGCCACGCAAGCGCAGACAATCGCCGCCATAAAAAGCGGCGATTTCTTAACAGTTGATACAATCAACAGAAAAGCTGAAAAGGAAGCAATGGAAATCTTTAAGGCTGTTGCTGGTGGCGTTATTAAATTAGCTTATTGGGATATGTCCCCGGTAAAGCGTCGGGATGGTAAAAAGTCTGTGATGCGATATGCGCTGCACAGATCAACAAAAAAAGAGAACTGTTTGCAACTCTCCTGTATGGAGCTTATCGGCGGCGAGATCATCCCCACAAGTGACAAACAATTTAAAATTAATGATGATTACGACCGCCGGGAATTTTTCCGCAGTCTTCCGGCTGTTACAAAAATGACTTTAAAATAATAAGGGCGCGTCTTTTTATATCCTGGCTCCCAGGGTGAAGGGAAGAAAGATAAAAGCATGAACAATTCAACTTTTAAGGAAAATGTAAGAAAGCAACTTGAAGTAAATGAAAAAATACATGCTATGGGCTTAGATGTTTGGTATGATGGAAATTTTAAGCATGTACGCATATATAAAACATATAAAAACGAATATAACCAGGATAATATAAAATTTATTGGTTATATTGATGATGATTTCAACATTGTTATAAACGAATGATTTTTTCACCGCTTCCCGGTTTCCAGTCCGGCGGCACGTTCACGGCGTGCAAGCGGTTTTTGGCATTCTGCCAGATGCACCTTGCAAAGTTAATATAATAAGTCAATCAATTAACGCGCTATTTTATCCGTAAATCGTTTTTTATTCTGTTAATGGGGATTTTTCAGCATTTACATTTTAAGCCGCTTATAAGCCTTTAAAACGCTTTTTATTGTCTTGCATGGTTTATTGACTGTCTGCGGCTATAGGTATATAATAGCCTTGTATAGCTATGTGCGGCTATGCTTTATTTGCGTACCGTGTAAATTGGTGCATTTTGTCCGCTTATGTGCGTGACTTGTCCAGGCTTCCCGGTGATCTGTCGCAGCTGTCCGGGCTATATATCAATTATTGTTGTATGGCGCTGTATTTGCCATTTTAAGGCGTTTTATAATCGTAGTCAATAAAGTATAGGCTAAATACGTTACAAGCTATTTAAGGCTTATTTTGCAAGAGTATTATTGTATTTTAACGCCACGTTATATGTTACTTGTTGCTATGGCCTATTATCTGTGGGCGGTTGGTTCTGGTCTGCCAGGTCTACGGCTGGCTGTCGTCTTTGTTGATATTCAATCATTCCCGGAATCGTCACGGCTTCATCAGCTTGGCGCGGTATCGGCTCCCAGTGCTGCCCCTGGTTGATTTTGTGGCAATGGAAAACCGCAGTTGTTCAAAACTTCAATAGTGCAACTAACTTGTGGATGATTCCTAAATTCTAACATTATTTTGGCAACAAAAAATCAAGGAAATCCAGAAAAAAGTGGCAACCAGAAAAAATCTCGCATTTTCTAGTTACCACTTAAATTTTAATTTTGCACAAATATTTCTATAGCGTAAAGTTCCAAATAATTCAAAATTCACAATTTGTTTAATCCTTCTTTCTTCCGTGTTCCATATCTTCTGTAGGATGATTTCTCTAAACGTTCCGTCCTCTTCATTTGGGACTTGGAAAGTTTCTTCTTTCTCTGGTAATTATCAGTCGTTGTTCCCATTCACGCACTCCTTGTTAATCTTCTGATTCCTGGTTTCAAAGTTTATAATTTCCGTGTCTGTTTCCAATTCTTCCGGGATTCTTCCAACAATGATAACTCGCAGCGGCTTCAATCTGCGTTCCATTTCCTTGAAACCAACGCAAAACTCCAACCGTGCTGCCTTGCTCTTTACTCTTCCATTGGTGCAACAGGCAACTGTGCTTCCCTCTGGTAGCCCATCAAAGCACCAGTCCCAACAGTATTCTGGTAATATGTTTACGTTCGGAATTACTGGAATATCATTCAAGATCATGTAGTGAGACAATGCATGATTGCGGTATTTATTCCACAGGCACATAGCTAACGGCATTCCATTCTTGCCAACCGATATGCTGAAATCTGGCATAATGACTGCATGAAAACATTTTAAATGCTCCATATACTTGTCTGGCTGATTCCATAATCTTTGAAACTGTACATCATCCACATAGAAATTTACATCAAGTTCCCGATGGTTCTTAATCTTTCTGCTGAAGCTCTCCGAAAAGTCTACAGTATCTTTCCCTGGATGAATAAAAGTCTTTGGAATTTTCGGGATTCCGTACTTGCCTTCAAGGTCTGCATCAGTTATTAGAAACTCCTTCATTACATCATAGGCTGTGTGTATCTGCATATTTCGCCCTCCATTTTCTTGAACATAACACAATTTCAGAAAAAAGGCAAAAAAAATAATCGCATCTCTGCGATTTTATTATTTTGCACATGTACTTTTCCCTTTCATATGTACTTTTTGTAAAAGGTAATCAAAGGTAATCAGAACACTTGTTCATACCAAGTCCGCAAACCCTTGATTTTACTGCATAAATCGGGGCAACAGGATTTGAACCTGCGACCTCACGGCTCGCGTTTTAATCCGTAAACCCTTGATTTTAAAGGCTTTCCAGACTTGAGGTAATCAAAGGTAACCAAAAAGGTAATCAGAACCTATGTTCTTATTCATCCAATCCTTTGCACTTTTGACACAATTTTATTTTTTTCTTCCAAAGAGCTAACATCAAATGTATAATATTTTTCATTAACTTCTTCGGTATGCCCGAGCAGCGATGCAGCAACAGTGGCAGATACTCCATTGCACCTTAATTTAGAATTTATTGTTCTTCTAAATGCATGAATTCCTCTTTCTTCTATTCCTTCCTGCCTGCATTTGTTTTTTAAGCATGACGATATTACAGGAGCATGAACCCTTCCATTTTCGTTTGAAAACAACCATTCACTAATATACCCATTGCTGATTTCTGCTGATTTTAATTTCATTAAAAGTTTTCGAATTTCGCCAGTCATAGGAAACCATCTGTTCATTTGATTTTTTGTTTTTCCTATATAGTATTCTTTTGTATTTCTATTGTATTTTTCTGATTTATTAATAGATATATAATTTTCATTTATATCTTCCCATTTTAAAGCCGAAATTTCTCCAACTCTCATCCCTGTGAGACTTGCAAAATATACTGCGTATGAGGGAATGTATTCTGGCTGTTCATCAAAATCCTTTTTGCAGCGATTAATAATTAGTTTAAGTTCATGGTCTGATATTGTATTATGACTTGAAGGCTTTTCTATCTCCGTGCAGTATTTATAAAATATTTTAGGTGAAAGAAATTCCATAGGATCATAATTCAATAAATGTTGTGACCTTGCACTATCTATTGTGTTTTTGATATATCCAAACAAAGTTTTACACGCTTTTTTGCAAAGTTTTTGATCTTTTACAGTTCTGACAATGAATACCTTTATATCTTCTTCTGTCATTTTCTCAATTTCTTTTTCCGTAAATTCTTTTTTTTCAAAATAACGTGTTCTATCTGTAGAATACTTATACAAAGTGTTATCCGTCACAAATTCTTTTTGAATTTCTATCCAATGCTCGTAAACATCCATAAATGTTTTAGGTTTTTCTGTTTTTTCTTTCTCGAAAGCAATAATATAATCTTCAATTCCCTTTCGGCTACTTCTTTTCACTAGCTTTCTAGAATTTTTTTCTGTATAAATATAAGTATACCAATTATTGTTTTTTCCCTGCCATATTTTATATTTTTTTAATATTTCTTCATTTTTCTTCATTTGTATTTCTTCAAGTACATGTGCAGGATTTATAATACCATTCTCAATAGCATATTTCAATATTTCATCCATAAAATTTAGGAGGAACCGGGAATTCCTTTTGCCGGCCGGCGGTTCCTGTTCCTCCTTTCTATTGATAGCCTGTTTTTTTGATTTTAAGCGCTTATTTTGTTTTAACCATAACAATATTCACGAATATCATAAAAATTAATTTTAGCCGTTTTGGTCAAAACAATTATCATATTTCACAACAAATCAAATATATTGACCTGTCCATCAATCTGAGATTCTTCCAGATTGTAAAATTTGCAAGCTATATAATCTGGATTCCAATCAATTTCCAGTTCGTATTGCAAACATTGCGGATGTTTGCCCCCACGGAAGAATCTGCATTCTGAACAGGTATGCTGATAAGCTGTACCGCCAGACCGCTTATACATTTCGCTTATCTTTCTCATAGAATCACTCGCTTTACTCTTGACTTTCCTCTCGCTTTCTTCTTGAAGATACCATTTTTAACACAATCCCTTGGATCACATCCTCTGCTATGTTCTTCAATCAAGATATAATCACAGGTTGCATTTGTACTCCATGCATTTTCGCTCTTGCTGTAATAGTCGCATTTCGAGCATTGTCTCCGCTTTAAGACTATAATTTCAGTGCTTTTTAATTCTCTCCATGGTTTTCTATCTGGCAATTTTCAGCACCTCCCAATCTGGCAGTATCTATAATTTTTAAAAGGTCTGGACTTAGTTTTCTTCGTTCTTGTTCTCTTTGCACTTCTGCCCGATACGTCCTTTGAAAATTTGATTGAACTACACTCCACCATGTACCATCTACATTTTCAGATACCGCCCATTCTCTAAGTTGTGCCGGACTTGATACTGCTTTCTGAATGATTTTTGGAAGCTTATCAAACTCTGTTTCTGCGTTATATGTAGAGTTCTGAATAGCTTTGCATACCTTTTCCCAGGCTTCTGTTTCATTCAGCTCTTCCTTTTGCGGTGCAACGCTTTGTGCGCATTGCCTTAATGCGGCTATTGATGGCTCTTTCCATTCCGTCTGCATATATTTCTTTAATCCGAAACTTAAAAGCTTGTAATCCAGGTCTTTCAGTAATCCGTACCAAGTATCAAAAGCATATTGATCTGGCAGAAATGCTGGGGAAGTGTACACAGCTTTCATTGCCTTTACCAGTACCGCCCATTCTTCTCTTGTCATACCCAGTTATCCACCTCGCTTACCCTGTTTTGTATTTTCTCCATGTAACTTTGAGGCTTGTTACCGGATTTATCAAGATAGTTCCCTTCAAATACCTTCGCAAAGTTACCGGGCTTTAAGAACCAATCGAAAGTTATCATCCAACCTTCTTTGTTCTGGCCTTGTAAGAAGCTGCTATGGCGAATGTTTTCAATGGCTTCTAAGATATCGTCCATATGGTTCTGACGGATTCTGGCTTTCACTGCTTGTTCTCGTTTTGATGTCATTCTTTTTACAGGGTTAATACCAAATTCTTCCAGAGTATTCCATTCATCAATGATTCGTTGGACGTCAGTCTGACGAATAGTATCTTTAGATACTATTAAATCATTTTCTTCTTCTATTTCTTTTTCTTTATTATCTAATTCTTTTTTATCTAGTTCTTTATTATATACTTCTGCCGAGCTAACGTTAGCTTTACTGTTAATTTTACCGTAAAGTTTACTGTTAGTTTTACACTCTATTTTATCTTTCTGCTTTTTTCGATATTCTTGCATATAATTTCTCATATACTGGCTTTTTTGCTCAATTTTATCGAGATTTTGATATTTTCCCCAGTTCGGAATTGTGTAAACACCGGAAACAATTTCAATCATTCCGTAGTTTTCAAATGTTTTTAACGCTAATCGAACTGTATTAATGTCTCTTCTAAATACTGTTGCCAACATTTCATCTGTATATGCAATTTTATCGTTTAAAATAAAAACACCACTGTTGTTATTTTTCCCGGCTAAGCATAATAATTTGAACCATATTACAATAATGCTGTCTGCACTTGGTAAATTTTCAATCAGCATTATTTTTTCATCGTCAAAAATATCTGAACATATTTTTATCCATTTTACATCGCTTGCCAATTTTGAAATTCCTTTCTCCAATTCCTGGATTTTTCAAATGTTTATTTTAATTCAACTTCAATTCCATTGATTTTCAGTTCTCCATTTACCGGAATTACAAGAGATGGAACGCCGTTTATTTCTTTTAGTTCAATCAGAGCAATTTTATCTGGCTGGATGCAGATTGTTGCATCTGGTGTTACAATTTTTGCAGTTTTTGAATTATGGATATTGTCAAGGGCAACAGGCTCATTACTGAAATACATTTCCCAGTTTTCCTTGAAATCTGATAACTTCTCGCCTGGAACTCCGCAATATTCAAAAATCTGTTCCATTTCATCACATGATACAGTTATCATCTCCGGGCTGTCTTTCTTCTGTTCTCTTACTTCCTGCAAAGATTCAATTAGGCTTTCAGTGAAATTGAATGTTGTGTTTCCTTCGAAATTGTCCATGATAAAATCTGAAAAGACATTGATCTCATTTCCCGGTATACGTGGAATTGGTGTGCCAAGAACGTTTTCGATGAAGTCTGGATGAATATTCTTTATGTTTTTGTTGAAATACAAAGTTCCATGAATATCAGTACTTCTGTCATTGAATACAGGGAATAAGAATCCTGTTTCTGGTCTTGAGACTACCCAATCACGAATTCTGCCTTTGATGTTATTTTCAGCCACATCATAGCTAAGCCCAGCCTTTGAAAGATTTACTGGACAAATGCTGCACAGAATGTGTTCATAAATTTCTTCTGATGCATCGTGCATTTCGGTTCCATCAGAAGCTTTTCCTGGAATATCATATACTGCATGAATGAGAACTATGTAGTAATTTTCTGGATAATCGTAATTTTCAATCACTTTGTCGTAAAACTCATCCAAAAGATCATCATCTTTAAGCTTACTTGCTCTGATCCGCATAAGAAATTCCTGTGTTCCACCCTCTTTTTCCTGTGCTAATGGGAATTCAAGATTCATAAGGCTTTTTCCAAGTCTGCCAGACATGGTTTTCTTGAAAATGTCAAAATACTTAAACATTTCTTCCTCTGGAAGGGAAAGGAAAGCTTCTTTAATTTTGGTTTTCTTATTTTTTTCTGCATCCACATAACAACCACAAATGCGTGTGATTGCACAATTGGCTGGTGTAAACTGCTTCTTGATCTCTGCGATTTCTTTCTTATTCATGATTAATCCTCCGCTCCAAATATTTTTCTTAAATTGTTCTGGTAATTCTTCACTGTTTGTTCGATAGTGTTATAAGTTGGTCTTAATCTGCATCTTTCTTTGTAACCATCGCATCTTGTTCCAAAAAGAATGGAATTTCGACATATTCCATCTTGACTAGCGCAACATTTATTCATTCTTCTTCATCCTTTCTGCTTCTCTCGCCTGTTTCTTTTCAATCCACTTATTAATTTTCTCATCAGAAATCATGTACATTTGCTTTAACATTTCGATGCAGATCAATACATCTGCAATTTCTTCTATCATGTTATCACGGTTGATTTTTCCACGTTTTGCCTTACTGATTGCCTGGATAAGCTCGGCGCATTCTTCCATGCAGACTGTACTTTGATTATTTTTGCCGTAGTGCTGAATGCTATCTGCGATAATACCTTTTTCAATCTTTATCCCTGTGATTAATTCGGCAAGATCCTTTGCACCAGAATCACACGCCCATGCTTCTTTTAGATATTTCTTCTGCCATTCATCTTTGATTTCTGAATCTCCCAAGAAACATAAATGCTGGTCTCTCATATCGGATAATATGTCTTTTGCTTCTTTAGTGTCCATTCTTCATCTCCTCCAACTTCTTCTCTATCGGATTAATAATCTCTTCCAACACCTGCTGCTCGTAATTTTCTTTCCAGAATTTTTCTCTTTTCCAAAATGGGGCTTTTTTAACCTTGCCGATTAAATCAATACACACCATGGCAGTTAGCATTCCCCAACATCCATCACAGGCTCTTTCATTGCACCAATTTTCAAATTCTTTAAATTTCATTTTTGAGTTCTTCCAATTTCTTCTCAGTTTCTTCACGGGTGAGGAATAATGATTCACCGATTTTATCTATATCCGACAACTCAAACACGCACTTGTCGATTGTACATGGCGTCTTATTTGGAATGCCTAAGATGTAATAAACTTCTGTTCCAACTTTACACGGCAATCTCACAAGCAATCCCTGTTCTTCTAAGTCTTTGTATTTCTTCAACTCTTTCTGCATTATCGCTAATTTAGCAAGTTCCAATCCAGTAAATGCACCGTTTTCTTTGAGTTCCTTTAATTCTTTTAAAGTGCCAATATCTTTGTAAGACTTTAATTCTTCAAGCCACTCTGCGATTTGTTCATACTCCTTTACATATTGATTTCGTATATCTGCATTTAACTCATTTGCATCTTCTGAACCCATATCTGCATTCTCGATACTCCATTTATAACGATTTGCAACTATCTTTAACTGTTTAATACCATCATCAATTAGAAATCTCTCCATCTACTTCACCTCTTCCATCTGACTTTCTACAGTATCTGCAAGTAACTTCAAGGACTTAATAAACGAGTCCGTCAATGCTGTTTTGTATGGGCTTTTAGTGAATGTTCTGACAAGGCTTACTGCATCCTTGATTTTTTCTTCATCTTCGACGATTTCAGATGCTTCACACAATGTTTTTTCATTGTCTCTGTAAGTAACAACCTTGCTACTATAAAAATTCAATAAGTTTGGAAACGGAATTTCGATAGGGTTTAAATGGTCTTCTCTCGCCCATGTGAATCCCTGAAGCTTTGCCATTTTTATAACACTCAAATATTCTCCCTGTGTCTTTACGAACACGCTCTTCCCTGTTAAATCAATCATCAAAATTTCCTCCTGTAATCTCATCAATACACTGATTCCAGCCCTCCGCAAAGCCAGCATCAGACGTATTGGCTGGATAATCTCCATTGTCTTTTTCTGGCAAATCCATAAGCGGACACCAGTCTGGTCTTGATTTACTTTCACAATCATAATGTTCTTCTGTCATCAGAATTACATCATAATATAAACAGTCAGCTAATTCACAGCATCCCTCATATTCAAGATTTCCACAATATTCAGTTCCGAACGGGCAGCCATAACAATTTTCTGGCGTGTCAATCACTAATACTGATTTGCTCATTCGACTCCACCGCCTTTCACGATTTCGATTGCCCTGCTCAGTCCAGCATTGTATCCTTGATGCACATCAGATAAAATACATTCTGATTCAATGAATTTATCTCTTTCCAATTCGCTAATAGCCTTATCCACATCAAAAACTGTCGGTTGCTCATTGACACAATCAATAAACTCTTTCTGGTCGGAACTAATACTTGTTCCAATTTCCCAAATTTTGATGTATTTAATTAATTCGTCAGCATCAATCAGTCTACTCATTCAGTTTCACCGCCTTTTATAATTTCATCAATTATTGTATCTTCTTCTATGCAATATTTTTCAAATAAATAATTCTCTAATTGTTCCACAACCTTATCCACATCAAATGCCGTTGGCTGTTTATTAACACAATCAATAAACTCTTTCTGGTCAGAGCTAATGCTTGTGCCAATTTCCCAAATTTTGATGTATTTGATTAATTCGTCTGCATCAATTAACCGCATTTATTCATCCTCCCACACTCCCAATAACCGCATCCTCTCATACAGTACAGTGACGGTCTTACGCCGGTATCCATAAAAATCCTTTGGGTTCATCGGGATATATCTTTCTTTGCTGATTTTCCTGTAGCTCTTCCGGTGTAGGATATTCTCTATAACCATATCCGCTATCACCGTGTTTTTCAGACAAGCTGACAAGGCGGCACCGGAAAGCAGGTATCCGTACTCTGCTGGAAAGTCTTTCAGCATCGTATTCAGTTTTTCAATGTCCTCTGCCGGAATACCGTAGTCCTTCAGCTTCTTATTCCTTGTCAGCATAATCTCACCTCATTTCAATAATGCTATAAAAAGTGTTATTGCAAAGATACCTGTCATAATATCATCAATTTTTCTTGGCTGGATTTCACCGTAAATCATCAACTCTAATCTACGCCATACAAGACACCAAATGTAGATTGCTACTCCAGTCATAAAAGCCGCTTTTAAAGCTTCCATTTGTCTCTCCTTTCTATTCGCCTGGGTGGTGCTTGTCGTACATGATCGCTACACACACAAGACCAGTTACTCCGACTATGATTCCAAGTGTAAGTCCTAATAAGAATGTAATCATGGCTCATCCTCCTTGACATAATCTTCGCATTCCTCTGCGTATTCATAGCTGTCCATCATGTCACACCGGTTATCGCAACCGCCTTGTTTATCACAGCAGATGCAGCACTGTGTTTCACCGTCCGGACACTCTAATTTACAATATCCCATTTAGCCCTCCTTATATAGCTCTGGAAGTGGCGTCCAGGCGATAACTTTATACATCCTTGTTCCGCCGTGTCCGTCCGAATATTTGTCCCATTCAAGATACCCATATTTCTTTTCGTTCCAGTATCCGGCGTCACCAAATTTTAAATAATTCGCAATTCCATAAAGCTTTTCAGGTGTTCCATAGACTTTTTCAAGAGTTACAAGACACTCTTTTTCGTCTTCCGGCAATCTCTCACTGACCGGAATCCATCCATTTTCTTTCTCATCATCCATATTTTCGATATAATCCATGATTTTAAGTCCCAACTCGTAAGCCGTTCCTTCAAAAGGTTTCCCGTATGGATTTATTGTTCTTTTTATGTAATCGTAAATTTTACTTTTATCGCTCATACTTCCACCTCTACAAAATACTTTTCTAAAGTTTCTTTTGATATCTCAATCCATCTATTAGCATTTACTCCGTCAAGATGGATATCTCCGCCGATAATTTTTTCATTTCCATCCTCACTTTCCCCATGTAAGCAACTGGCACGCTATTGTGCAGTTAGTACGTGATTTTAATACTCAATAAAATCAGATAATTCCATCTGACCAACTACATTGTTATCTTGCATCCACCATAGATAGACTTCTTCACCACAACTCCACTTCACATCTTTTCCACGCCGCTTGCGTTCCTCAATCATTCTGTCAAAAGCACGTATATAGGCTTGCTTGTACTTTGGAAAATCATACATTTCCTTTTCCCTCTGCTTCTTTGACGCAAGCGGACAACCTAGACAGCCTAACCTGTTATATCCGCATTGATACAGTTCACATACTTGAATGTCTTTCTCACCAATGAACTGCCAGATATTCTGATCTGTCCAATCAATAATTGGATTGACTACTGTTTTTGCTTTCATCTGGCAATTTTCAAATAATCTTCTAGTATTATCATTGTCAGTGATAAGCATTTTTTCATCAGAAACACCGATGCTTTTGCTTGCTGTCCGTCCTAATACTTCAAATGGGCTTCTGTTGCTTCGCTTTCTACTCTCAGCCCATCTAACACCTGTCGCAATCATTCTGTTTGGATTACCACCCTCTTTTAGTTCTGGGCAGCAATACCGAACAATTCTGGTAGGTGGCATCAGCTTTCTTGGAATAAGATTCCACATAGTAAGACGTTTGCCATTTTCCTGCACATGATAGTCGATTTCACATTTGATACCCTTGTCTGCCAATTCAGAAAACACAGTTTTGATATGCCTTACTGTTTGCGGTGCATCTACTGTGGTGTGAGAGTTGTGTACTTCAAAAGGAATTTCAGCCATTCTGAATAGTTGCAAAAGTACATCTGAATCCTTTCCACCGGAATACTCACATACAAGTGGCTTTCCATAATGTTTCAACGAGAGATCAGATGCAAGTCGAATTCTCTCAATTGCTTTTTGTTCTAAATCCATAATATTTACACTCCAAATCTTCTGACCAATTCTTTATTCAAATCTGGAATCCGCACATCTGTTTCAAGTTCCAACTCTTCAACCATGCTCATAAAACTTCTTTCTCCACGGTTCGCTTGGCCCACAAACTCATTTGCACAATTAATCACGTCCAAAAGTCTTTTAGTGGAAAAACCATGTAATTTCCGTAATGCCAACATAGTTGTTACCGTGTTAATTGTATTCGCCCAGTCGTCACCAGTATTGAAGCCATCGTTATAGGCTTGATCTTGCATGACTTCCAGCTCTTTACGTGAATTCTGCATGGCTCTGGCGAATGCCTGTGACATCTGATTGTCACATTCCAACACCCTATTTTTCTTTGGCGCTTTCATCTTTAATTTGCTTCCCATATTTTTTCCTTTCGTATCTGTATTCCGTCAAACGGTATGCTCTCGATATTCCCGGATGTTCTGTGGCAATCAGAGAATCCATCTCCAATTGCCGCATATGTCTCTGGACGGTACACTTTGTAAGGTCTGTTCCATCCATAATTTCTTCATAAGAAGGCATATATCCGTGTTTCTCAAAATACTTGACAAGAAATCTGTAAATATCATTTCTAGCAGATTGCCCCTCATTATATTTTCTCTGACGGTAATTCATAGGCAAAACGGATTTTCTTCCGCAGTATTGCTTTTTTCTACACGCATTTTATTTAATCTTTCCGCAGCTTTCTTCTTTGTTTCATCGGAATATTTTCTCGGTGGATTGATTTTAATGTAGGAATACGGCAAGTGAGCGAAAATAGATCCATCATTATTTCTGGCAAGAATTTTTACATCGTCTGGAAATTCCTTTTCTAATTCCTCACATCTGTTCTTCCAGGTACTCCCATTCTTAGCAGTAAGTCCTACATAATCTCTTCCGGGAATCCACTCAATTACACATTCGTTTGTGTTTTCTGACACAAAACTCACCTCTATTCATTTTTTTATTTTTTATCTTTGGAATTTAGCCAGTAGAACTACTGGTGTGTTAGAATCAGTGATAATTTTCTTCGTTGAGTAAGTCGTTGAATTTTTCCAACGCCTTAATAGATACTTTGTTATTTGCTTTTTCTGGTCTGATTGATACATTTAAGTGAATATCAATGATGTGTTTTAATTCTCGCGCAAGGGTTATTTTGCCTTGTTGAATTCCCTGTCTGTATGTCTTGGGCGGTTTATATTGCCCTGTTACTTGCTTTCCAGCTGACTGGCCACCAGCTGTAACGTTGTACATCTGGAAGCCTTTATCTGCAAAAGCCTTGATTGTTTCAATTTCTTTCTGGTCAAGTTCATCCTTTCTACATGTTCTATATGAAAGTTTCCAACCAGTAGGATTACTTTCACTGTAAAACTTATGTTTTTTAAGGCTTAATGCTATGTGGTCATATTCGCCTAAATGGCTCGCACATCTCTCGCAAAGGTTGACTGCCTGTCCACAATACGCTCGGTTTATTCCGGCTTCGTCAGTTCGGTAAAACACGTATATACCACTAGAATATGGAATGCTTGGACATATCCTTTTTATTCGATTCTCTCGTTCTCGCTTCATAGCGAAAACTCTACTATAATCCACCAGGCATCACTCCTTTCCAATCTGGTCAATGAGTTTCTTACATTCATCTTTAACATAGGCAAGTGAACGAATTTTGCAATCTGGATTTTTGTTTAATTCTCGCCAGTAATCTCCCATTATTTTAAGCATTTTTTTGAAGTCTGGTTCTTCCCCGAAATACTGTTCTGCTATCTCAATATCATAACCATCGAAACAATGAGCGCAGTCAAATCCAATCCACCATGTATCATCATCGTCACAATCGTGTAGAAATGGTTCTGAATAAGTAACTCCACCATGACAGTCAAGATAACCTAAATCATCAACACTTTTCTTTGCTAACTTATGGCTGTAAGGTATACCAACATATCCGCATCTGTATGCTCCTGGCATAAACAGAACCACATATGGATAACCTTTGTATGTAGACTTTGTTTCTAAAACTGGTTTCATTTAATCACTCCCATTCACTCTCGTATTCATCTTCGCCCTCATCATAGTAACCATTTTCCATGATTTCTTTGAATGCAGCTATTGCCTTTCTGAACCTGTCACGCAAAACCTGTTCTTTCTGTTCAAGATCATCAATAACCTTTTTTCTTTCTGCGATTTCTTCTAAAAGAGATTTATTCTCTTCTTCAAGATTGTATCTGGCAATGCGTTTCATGGTTGTTGGATCAAGTTTTACAAGTTCCTTTCCAGTAACGTAAAGAGTTGTTGGATTCATTATTGCCGGCGCATACGTTCTTGTCTCGCCATAAACCGATGTAGTTTCTATTTGTTCTGGCGGTTCAGTAATATCCTCAATAGATTCAACATCAAAGCACATCATTTTCTGATTGCTAAAATAAATAATCTGTCCTGTTTGTACCATTTCATCACTCCTAACTAAACGGAAATTCATCTTCCATACTGCCTAAATCTGGCACATCCATGAAACTAGGTTCCGGCGGCGGTACTGGTCGTGTATCTGGTTTCTGTGGATTCTCTGTCTGACCTTTGTTTTCTGCAAAATCATGTGATTCCACAAAACAGTCATTTGTGTATATTTTTTCACCATTTTGGTTCGTATAACTTCCAGTCTGCCATTTCCCTCTAATATTAATTTTCATTCCTTTTTTCAGAAATTTCTCAACAAATTCTGCATTCTTTCCAAGTGCTACGCATGGTATAAAGTCGGCTTTACGCTCTGTGTTCTTTCTTTTTTCTCTATCAACCGCCAATGTGTATCTGGCAATCTTAGTGTCGTTAGTTCCCATTCGTATTTCCGGGTCAGCTGTCAGCCGCCCGGATAATACAACTACATTAAATCCCATACAATCACCTCTCAATCTGAATGTCGCATCTAATAAGTGCGTGTTTGATTTTCTTTGTATTTCCTGTTACAGTTTCTTCTTTCCCGATAACAAAGGAAATATCATCTTCTGTTACGTTGAATCCTTTTGTTTTGATATGCTCCATGATGATTTCTTTAATTTCATCTGTGCCGATTCCGATTGTTATTTCCAATGGTGTTACCTCCCTGGTTTGTATACTGGTGGCATTGGTTGCCATGCAATGACTGGGTAATATGCAATTCCGTGTTCTTCTACCATGCCCCATCTTCCACCGCCTAAATATGTAAGGGTTGTTGGTAACTCGGCGTCTTTTATGGTAACGTTGTATTTTATCTTATCTTCTGGGCTTTCTCTCACATCTGGCTCTGGCGGTAACTTCACATCTGTTGGAATCCACATATCCGCAGGACTGTAGGAACAGATCAGTTCTTCAACTTTCTTGATTGCGTCATTCCAACCTTTGTCGTACTTACATTCCTGTTCGGAAGGTTCTGGCTTTTTCAGTTTGTCAAGTGTTTTTAAGAAGATTTTCATTGATTAATCCTCCTTGACTTTCTCAATAGTTTCTTTTATTGCTTCTTTCACAGCCTTGGTTTTAATCATCTTATCTGCCAAGGCTTTTGCCGCTTCCTGTACGATCACGTTTTTATTCTCTTCTAGTATCTCGGAAATATGAGAATGTATCATCCTACACAACGGCTCATTGGTTTCTCTACTACCATATAACTCTTTTTTATAAATAACTCCTTTGATTTCTTTGGTAATTTTTTCAACTACCTTGTCCTCAACATTTTTACGGATTTCCTTTGCAATTTCTTCCTCATTGACACCAATCGTTACTGGTACGCTGAATACGCTCATTTTCAATTTCCCTCCCCTATAGCTATCACATCACATCCAATAAATACCAATTCCTCATGTTCACTAATTCCATAGCCGACAGATCTTCTTCCTACTTTAAAAAATACATTATTTGTATTAACCGTAACTCCTTCAGTTTTTTCCATATAATCAGAAACAATAGCTTTCAAAATATCTTCATTTAAGAAAGTTTTTCTTTCGACTATCGGATGTTCTTTTGGCATATATTCAAGCCATGTCTCTATACCTTTGTATTCTTTTCCTTCTGTGTCAGTCCATTCGCCATTTCCAGTATATGCAAGCATGATGATTCTTTCAGAGTTTTTCAGCTTTACATAATACAAACATGCGGTATCATCAGTTGGAGCTTCTGGAAGCATATCTCTTACTGAGCGCCATGCACTAGTTGAAGGAATTGTTTTTCCTGCTTTACGGTCTACATGCTCCTGTCCTTTAATTACATAGTTTCTAAATTTTTTTGGCATTAATTTTCTCCTTTCAATTATTCAGTCGAATTGTTTTCCTTATCATCTTCAACTGCTTTCCAAATACAATCCATAACAGATGCATAATCAAGCAGTATTTCTCTTTCTCTGATGTTTCTTCCGTCTTTTTCATGCCAATCTCTCACTATATAAAGTTCGGCATTTGCAGAAAGAATATCTGTTTTCATGTCCCAGTATTTAATATGAATTTCATAAGCTGCATTTGCAGAAATTGGATTTACATAAATTCCTTTTGTTACTTCTTTCCAATCTTTTAATTCAATTGATACCATCTATTTCTCCTTTCAAAACGGACATAAGTCCAAATTAACTTCAAGTCCAGGTCTGGCAATCTGCACCAGGGCATCATCCCAAACCACTGCTTCTTTTATCTCTTTCAAAATCTGTTCCGGGTCAGCTGTTTCATTACTCAAATGCACCAATGTTACTGTCCGTAATGCTGCCGTATGGTTTGTATTCACCAAGCTTTTGCAAGTATCTAAGGAACAATGCCCTTTAAGCCTGTGCGTGTAATTTTCAGCTGTTTTGTCAACCAATTCTTTACAATAGTTGCACTCAATAACTAAGTGATTCAGTCGCATTGCCTTGAAATTGTATCGGCAAAATTCAAAGTCTGTCATGTACAACAGCTTTCCCATCTCTTCATGTTCCACGATATACCCATAATTGAAACATGAAATAAGTTGCCCTGTGTCCTTATCCCTTGTAGTATGCGGCAAATAGAACGGTATTACTGTAAACGAGCCAACCCGAAATGGTCTTTTTTCTGGAACGCCTTTCATTAATTCGCCAGTGATGATTTGCAGATGTTCCACAGTTTCATCATTGGTGTAAATCTGAATACCTAAATTCATCAGATTTTTAAATGATTCACGGTGATCACTCAACCGTGTTCATGGGTAAGAAGCACGCCAGAAACATCACTTGTTCTGTAATCAATAGCTTTCAGAATGTCTTTGTATTTGCATCCGCAGTCAAGAAGAAGCATTTCTCCGCTGTTGGATTTCAAAACATAGCAGTTTCCATGTGTACTCCCTGTATTTACTATTCTCATGAACATTTTTCATCACCTCGCTTTCTGTTTATTTGTAGCTATTTAAAATTGAAGAAGCAGTTTCTCCAATCATATTTTTATCGTCCTGCTGATATGGAGGAGCTCCGCGCCATAATTCTTTCATATCTTTTAAATCTGTAGCCACCATTGCGTCCCTTATTAATTGAAGCTCTTTAAGCGATAATTCCACAGTCACAATGGAATCCCAATTTATTTTCTTTCTTCCTATTTCTTTCATACTTCATCATTCTCCGGGAACTGAAACACAATGTTTGCAGGCTCGAATTTCATATCTGGGCTGTTAACCATGGTTTTAATGATTCCGAAACCTCTTGCAGCCATTTTTATGCATTCTTCGTAATCATCATCGCTCATTTCAATGTTTTGTGCTAAAAACATTCCTGCATACACTTTATGCAAAGCTTTCATAGCTTTTTGGGCTTTTTCATCTGTCGAATAACGAGCCATGACTGTTCCTTTTTCGCCTACCATTGGCACATATGCTCTTATGATATTTCCAATTCTGCTTAATGATGTGATTTCATAAGGAACATCAATTTCCCCATTCTGACTTGCTAATCTCATTCCTACTCACCTCCGAAAAACGTTTCTCTCATATCAACAGGCTTATATTTTTTATGCATTAAAGCTTTGTTCTTTCTGGCTCCCTGTGGGTCATTGCAGACAAATGATTTGCATATCTCCGGTCTAACAGGGTAGATTGAACATTTCTCTTTTGCCTTATCGTCCATCAGAAACGGACAGGTTAAATCCATTAATGAAGCAGTGAAATTATGTCTGCATTCCTTGATATGGTGTTTGCGAATGTACCACTTAATCTGTTTGATTTCCTTGGATGATATCGGTAGAAAATTTGAACAACACGAACCGCATTCTGAACATTTCCCATCTACCGTGAAATCATAAAGTCCGCTGTTCATATTGCTTACAACTTCTTTAATTGTTTCAATTACACTGCTGCTCATATCAGTTTTCCTCATTCACGACAATACCGCCGTGGATAATAACTCTCTTTCCGTCAGAATCATCAAAGTAAACTTCATTCTCTGATTCGGAAACATCAAACTTTCCAGACCAGGACTTAATTTTACCGCCGTTGTAATCGTAAACAGTTACGGTACGGTTCAGACCGCCGTCAATATCACTGGATAGTGATTTTAATGATCTGCTACAGGAAGAACAACCACTAAACATTGTGATTGCTGTAACCCCTGTGATTAATACTGCTATCTTAATACATTTATGCTTCATTTTGGCTCTCCTTTTACATTGTAAGTCGGATTATAATGAGTACCACATATGTAATAACATTTAAAAGAATAATTAAATTGGTTCGATTGTATTCATTTTTTCGAATAAAAGTTACTATCCATATCAAAAGTGCTATTGAAAGCAAAATAATAAGCACAATTGTGGAAGTTTCCATCCTACATTTCCTCCTGGCTCATAAATGACGGAATTTCTGTTTCCACTGGCTCTGCTGCCGGGATTGGTTCTTTCTCTTCTGTTTTTACGGTTTCGGCTACGGTTGGCTGCTTTGGCTTTTCTTCGATTGCTTCTGGCTGTGGAATGAATTCTTCTACATTGGCATTCTGTTTGATTTCTTCCTGCACTTCCCTGTACGTAGCATCCATCATGTTATATTCATAAGCCTGCACCGGATTATCCCATTTCTTAGGAATAGACTTCATAATGTTGTTTCGCATCTTACGAATAATCATTGATTCTTTGGATTGCGTTTCGTAATAAGAGGGTGAGATATATGGTCTTAATTCCTCGCAATCAATAATTGCTTCTAATTCTCCAATCTCGGAAACTTTTTTCATAACCTCTTTTTTCTTTGCTTCAATCTGAGTTTTCTGTGCATCTGTAGCTTTATATCTGTCAGCACAAATTCCAAAAGTTTCATTCTGGAGGTTATTTTTGATATGTGCCGCAAGATTCTTCAGTACATCTGCTCTTTCGCAAGAAAGGTATTCAATATGTCCGTCCTTATACTGAATCGGATATACGATACGGACTACCTTACCTACACCAGATTCTTCCCATTCTGGCGGTGTGATTTCCACACCTTTATGTCTTGGTGGGATATACTTATCACCTTCTCTGACTTTCCAGTACGGGAATACTTTAGCTACATCGACACCATATCTGCTTACAAGAGCGTCATTTCCATCGCCCTCAATCGCAAATTCGATTTTCTTCTCCCACTGAGGTTTCTGCCCTTTCGCCGCTATGTTTACGTTTCTGATTTGGAAATAACACTCTCTCGGCTGTGCGTTTGCGTTCAGTTTTAACGCTGCTACTTTGCTCAGAATGAATTTAAGGTTAGAGCCATTAATTGCTTCAAAACTCACTCCACTCTCATGCACCATCTGGAAAATAGATCCCATTGCTGCCACTACGCAATCCTTTGAGTAGGAATCAAATTCCATTCCTCTTGAAGTTAAATCTCTTTCCATTAAATCAACATAACGATTTGTGTAGTAGGAAAGCTGTGTGTTAAAATTTGCTACCTGTGTGTTTTCTGTCATTTTAATTCTCCTTTTCTTTATTTATATGCTCAGTGGCATATGAAACAGGATGAAATAATTTGTCCTATGTTGAATTGTAATTTCCTGTTCTTTCATTAACTGTTTTATTTTTTCCTGTTGTGCTTTCCGGGCATTCACCCGGATTCATATGCCACCGATTTTTTATTTACTATACGTGGAATCTGCCTTGAAAAAATGTTTTCCCCATGTTGCTGTTAGCATTTTCCCCTCCTGTTTTTGCATAGGTGCCTGTGTATAGCAATGAAAGATGTTCTGTATTGTCTTGTTCTTTCTTTTTCTGTTCTTTATAGTCATATAGTTTGGTATAGTGGCAACTTTCATTGCCATGCAACGGCACCTATGCTTTTTGACTTTTTATTTAGATTCTTTTCACTCTCAAATCATCATCCGTCACTCTTAGGACAATCATTTGCTGTTCGGTGTTAGGAAGTCTGGTTGTGTTAATTGACTCTGAATTGTCAACAAAAATCGGCAAATTCAAACCATTCAAAGCCTGTAAGCCTCTAAGCAAATCAATGTCACACAAGATTTTGTCAGAATAATTCAAACCATCAAAGTAATTCACTCCATTACAGATCATCTTGCAAGTCTCCACTGGATTTCCCTCAATCGTATAATCAAGGAAACTGAACTGGAAATGATGGAAAAATGGATTGATTTTCTCTGCCAGTGCCTTATTCTTCTGAATTGAGAAGTTAAGAACGGTGTCAATGTTCTTTTCAATATCAGCTTGAACCTGTCCAAGGCTTTTCAGTTCTTCATTCAGTTCGGATACTCGCTTTTCTTTCTCTGTGACTGCTGCCTGTGCAATCTTAATGTCTGCATCCACATTGGAAATCTGTTTCATAACATTGCTGATCTGCATTCTTAATTCCTGTTTCTTTCCAGGAACATCATCAAATGATTTCAGTTTCTCTTCAAGATCTGCAATTCTCGCTGTAACCGCAAGATATTCTTCATCATTTGACATATCTACAGATTCTGGAAGCTCCGTAAATTTGGACTGTTCTTCCTCGATTTGTTTAGTAAGTTCAGCAACTTCATCCTGCGCCGCACTGATTTCCGACTGTAATTTTTTTATTTCCTCGTTAGTTTTCTTTAATTTTGCAGCGGAAGTATTTCCAAGGTCGCAGACATATTTAAGTTTTTCCTGCTTCTCCGATTCAAAAGATTCTTTTACTTTCAACTGTGCTTCAATTCTGGCTTTCTTTTTTTCTTCAAAGGAAGCTCTCAATTCGGCAACCTGTTCTTCTGACAGTTCCTGTCCACAGGTCGGGCAAATAGTTTCTGAATCATTGAATGTTTCAGTTTCAATAGCTTTCAGTCCAGAATCATCCCACTCCATTTCCTTGATTCTCGGATAGTCCTGTCTGGCTCTATCCAAGTCAGCTTTTTCCTGTTGTCCTGCTCTTATGTGGTTATCCAGTTCCATTCCAATAATACGAATGCTTGATTCCTTTTCTGATTTTTTTAACCTAAGTTCGGAAACTGTATCAGAAATGAATTTTTGTCTCGCTCTTAACCATTCATTCGCCTTGCTAACAAGTCCATCCTTGGAAGATTTCAAACCACGTATTTCATATGTAAGGCCATCATAACCTTTTGCTGAATCTTCAAGAATCTGTTCCTGTTCTTCCAGTTTGGAAAGCTCCGCATTAAGCTCCTGTTTTTTGGATTCTAGGGAAGAAGTATCTTCTTCTTCAACGCTTCGATTGGTTTCATATGCAATCTCCGTGTTTTTGGCATCTACCTTTTTCTTCTGTGCATTCAGTTCCTTTCGGAGCTTCTTCAAGGTATCCTCTACGGAATGCCCCTTTGTGATTTCTTCCACATGAGCGTACTGTGGATTCTCTTCCATAAACTGAGCAATATCGAAACCAGACATTTTTTCCAGTACCTTCCTGGATTCTGCGGTTGACTTCTGCAATGTATCCAGAAATGGTTTTGGATTACTGCACATCAGAAGCGTTGAATGCTCTGCTATTGACTGGATGAACTCGATATAATCCTTTGATTTAACCGGGAATCCGTCAATTTCATAAGAAGTTTCATTTCCATCGAACACCTCTTCTGACTGTCCTCTCGGTTTTCTCCACTTCTGCTTTGTGATTTTGCGGATCACTTTTTCTTTCCCATCAATCGCAAGCGTAAGTTCTCTTACAACATCAACCTTTGGCACTTCCACGCCATTTTCTTTTCTGCGAATAGAAGTCGGTTCTGTACCATTTGCCATCTTTCCTGTCAGAACGTCCAAATATGCGTCCTGCAATGTTGATTTTCCTTCTCTGTTTCTGCCAGAAATCTCTGTTCTCGGAAACAAATCTACAGACTTACTTGGAAACTTCTTGTAATTCTCCAAGTAAATTTTTTTTACTTCCACTTTCATGCTCGATTATCCTCCCTATTGATACCTCATATGCAGTTCTAAGCTCTACTTCATCACCAGATAAATTTTTATGATAAATCCGGCTCTGGATTCTTCCGATTATTTTTACGAAATCTCCGACCTTGAAATCAGCAGCTTCTCTGGCTTCATTCCACCATGCGATACATGGAATATAATCTGTTCTTCGCAAGTCATATTCGTTGCAGGCAATCATCAAATCACAGATTTCTTTTCCACTTGGTGTTCTGCGGTACACAGGCGGTTTGCAAAGATAACCTTCCAGAATGATTTTGTTTTCATCTCTTTCTTGTTCATTTCCATAAGAGATTATTCCTTCTTTGATTTCAAGAATTAAATGGCTTTTTCCATTTTCATGTTTGTTAGAAGAAATGTATCTTCCCTCGATATAAACGTGTTCTCCTATCGGAAAAGCATCTGACAGCCCTTCTCGAACTATAACCGGAAGTAAATCAACCGCCCCGCTAGTTCGTTTTACTTCAATGTAAATTCTTTTGAACTTTTTATCATCTTTAAAAAATACATCTGGCTGAATGTCCATTAACGTACCGTATAATTGAACTTCATTCTTGTTATTCTTCATCCTCCAATTTCTCCATTTCTTTTACGGAAATCTCATATACACTTTCCGTTTCTTCCCCATTAACATAAACATCACGGCTCATTAATCTGCCAACTACTTTAATGTAATCATTTCTTTTAACGTCTACCGCCAGATCAGCGCCTTTTCCCCATAAAGTGCAGCGAATAAAATCGGATCTTTCCGAATAATCCCTTGGAATTGCCACGAAAAGATTTGAAACTTTCCTGTGCGTTACTGGTGTAAGTTTTGCACATGGCTCTTTCGTGCAACTTCTGGCAATAAACTCTACTTCGTTTATATCACCCTCTGGAACCTGTTCTTCCAGGATTTCCACTTCGTCAGCTGCAATATAATTAGTATTGTGGTGCTTGTTTGGATTTTTAGAAGTGTCAATACTTCTAATTGCTCCTGTTACCACAACTTCTTTTCCGTTATAATCATTGTCACGTACAATGGAATCTTCTATAACGATTGGGAACATATCTACTGCACCACTTTTGCGAATAACTGTCAGCATGAATTTGTAATAGTATCTTCCGTAATGCTCGTGGCTGAACACTATTTCCCCGGCTCTACCGGATAATCTTACTTTATTTAATCTTTTCATTTACTTTTCCTCCGTTCCTAATATAATAGGAAGAAACACCATTGAGAATAAGACTGCTGATACGAAGAACACCCCGATAACATCAAATGATGTAAGCATCCATGTAATTGAGAAGATTACTGTAAACATCCCTATCCCTACAAATATTTCTCCTATTGTCTTTACCACCTCTTTCATTTTGTCCTCACTTTCTTCTGGATGTGGTTACTGCAAGTGCAGTTGCCAGAATAGCGATAATTACATTTCTTACCATCAGCTTTTCTTCCAGATCAGCAATGATTTCACTGGAAAGTGGCTGATTTTCGCCATTTTTTTGCATAAAAAGTCCTCCTGTTATATTTTTGTTTGTCAAATACAGGAGGTTGTGTTATAATAATCCTGTATTTAACTAACTCGTTCTTAGTTAGATACCGTCCTGGTTGGTGTGTCAGCACCTTCCAGGGCAACTTAATCTACTTCTACAAATTTTCCGTCTTTCAACATATAGAAAGTATCTTCTTTAATGTTTTCTCCATCTACTTTTGCTGATTTAACATCTACAATATGATATTCATTATTAATTTCTTTCCACTCTGCTAAAACAATAAAACATCCAATTTTTCCTTTAGCTTTTGAATCAATTCCTGTAGCTAATGCAATACTTTCTTTTCCTTCTACAATTGCCGCTGACCGATATCCGGTATTGGTTGCCGCTGACTGATATCCGGTATTGGTTGCCGCTGACTGATCTCCGGTATTGGTTGCCGCTGAATAATTTCCGGTATTGGTTGCCTTATCATCTTCCCAATTAACTTGCTCTTTGATATATTCAATTCCAGCTTTGACAATTCCCGCAATTCCAATTTCTGCTTTCACGGAAATTTTCTTCCCAACTCTCTTGCTATCATCAGATGATTTCTGGTCATTCTCTTCAAGATCAACTTCACAATATCTGGAATCTGAAGGAGGATAATAATTAAATACATCCATCGGGAATTCGCAAGCATGGAATCCACAATTACAAATGTCTGCTTTTTCTTCTGTGTATTCTTTTCCAATTTCATACTGGAAATCTCTACACTTTAAATCTTTGTCAAAGCCTTTAAAACATTTCATTTTTCCTTTTCCTCCTTCGATTCTTCTACATCAAGCCCAAGCATTCTAAATGCCATGTCCTTTGTGAAATCATAATCTTTCACGCTATTCGCCCAAGCTTCAAATGCCTTTAATCTTCCAACCAGAAGTGCATATTCTTCATTGGCGTTCTCTGGAATATAATCTGTGCTCTTAGTTTCTCCCATGATTAGTCCTCCTTATCTTTTGCTCCAAATTTTTTAAGCATTTCTTTCAGATGCGAAATAAACGGAATAATTGCATCTATCTGTTTGGAAGTTTCCTTGATTTCTTTATCAAGTTCTTCCTCGTTCATAAGGCCATACTCAAATGAATGTCTAAGCTGCTCTTTTATTTCTTTCTCTTCTCCACCATTTTTTGCGAACATCTCTTTAATTTCATGGGTGATAACTGCATACTCTGAAAGAATATCAATCCCTTTACCAGAAATATTAACTAATCCGTTTTCAAATTTAATCATTGTTTTTCCTCCCTATTTTCTTTTATTCTCTCCATCTGAATGGTATAATGTGTTCAGAAAGGAGGTATGTTAAAATGTTTCTCAAATTAAAAGTTTCCTGTACTTGTCATTGTGATTACTATATAAGCGAAAGAATAAGTACAGAAAAGGTTGTGTGCCCGAATTGTGGAAAGGAACATCCTTATTCTCATAAAATAATTTCAATGCTTCATGCCGCAAATGAGATTGATGATGGCAATGTTCCCGGAGCAGAAACAATAAAAACTTCCGTTATTTCTGAATGGGAAGATGTGACTGAGCGTCAATAACAATCTTCATGTACTCTAAAAAGCCTTTCGCTTCAGTAGCGGACAGACCGCATTCGGCAATTTCATTTTTTACTTTCTCTACAAGGTCGCTTGCCTTCTGTCCGTTTTTGCGGCGATATAACTGATATATTTTGGAATCATAATCGGATAACCTTTCAGAAACGTAATCATCTGCTAACATTCTTTGTTCAACTCCCCTATTCAATAATTGTAAGATCTTCATCCACCGCAAATGGTTCAGTAACAAATATTCCATCTTCTTTAAAGAGAAGATCAATTTCAACATGTTGCTTATTTGCACACTTCACAACAACTACATTCTCATTTTCTTCTTTGGTATGTGTGAACAAAATATCTGCAATTTCAAAACCTACAAGAGAATGAAAAATTTCTGGATTATCTCCATAAAATTCGTAGCTTTTAATATCTTTCACTGTTTTACCCTCATTTTCTTTCTGAATTAATATCATAATTGCAATCGCGAATCTGCATTTTTGTATTTGTACACGGTTGCCATCCCTTGATGTACTTCACGGCTTCCTCATATCTTAATTTTGGAATGTTGTTTCTTGCGTTTACACCGAAATAAGATTTCACATCTCGATTACATTCTGCGAATACTTTCTTTCCAATTTCTGAGTAGGCATTAGATTTCTTTCCGCCCAACGCTTCAATAACCACTAGCGAAACCAGATCCCCAAGATATTTTTGCTGACCGTAGTCAATTGTCATTGTATTTTCAAGTTTTTCGATTCTTTCCTCATGATCTGCTGTGCCCTGGGCAAGAATCTGAATTTGTTCGGCAACCGTCAATGGTTTTCTGTAGGAACCTGTCTTTCGAATTTCTGGGAGAACTTTACTTGTCACCCAGTCTGTAAACCTTTCGGCAGATTCTTTTCTGCTCTGGAAAATCAATTTATACATATTGGGTTCATTTACAAAGTTAGCATTCTGCTTTCTCCCGATACCATCAATGACCTCATTTGTAATGACCCCATCTGCATTTAACCTTGTCTTTGCCTGGCTCGGATTTGAAATTTCTAATGCTTTGCATATATCAATCATGCAAAACCAAGGTTCATTATCAATAGTTATTGTCCGAATATCTCCGAACTCTGGCGAATTAAAAATCTGTAATTCGTTCATTATTCTCCTTTCTGTGATATAATCTCCTTTAGGAAGGAGGTGTTAATTTGAAAAGCTTTGATGATTTTTTAAAAACTGTTGACATGGAAAAACTAATCACCCCAACAGTTAGCACGATTGAAAATACAGATAATTTTGTAACTGCCATTACTGGATTATCTACCTCGATTGCCGTTAATCTTCTACGTCAGTATCACGAATGGATTTCTGAACAGCAGAAGTAATTCCATCAGAAACGCATTTTGAAATGCTTTTCCCATCAATATTAGTTTCAAAAATACGTTTCTTTTTAGAGGGCTCCAGGATATTATGAATAGCTTGGAGCTCTTTCAAAATAGCGCAAAGAACATTATATGTACCACTCATCTTCCAACCTCCTTATGAGCTTTCCTCTCAAACCGCTTCCAGATAAGCCAAATCTTTAACTGTCTCCAATCTCTTCTTACAGTCTTTGTATATTTCCTTATAATGTTTTCCTTGCATGATTCCGAGATCAATTTCATGTAAGATAATATTTTCCATCAAGGACAGGTTGTTGAGTTGCATTACCGTAGCTTCATCTCTCTTATTGATTCCAGCCATCTTGTTTGCTAATTTGGAATATGTCATGTAAAGCATTTCTGCATGACTGCTTCCCTGTACTTTGGCGTATTCAACAAGTTTCTGAATGGTATCAGTTTCTGCCTTTCTGGTAAGTTTCCCGGCTTTTCTGGTTTCAACCCAAACTTGAGTTGATTTCTCACGGATGAAATTCTCCATCTGATTAAAAGCTTTTATGTATTGCCATTTCCATTCATTCGCTTTCTTGCCAGTAAATCCCATTACTAAGAATGTAAATCCGTCCCGATTTATAAAATACATAGGACGTTCCTCACCTTTTGTATCTTTATACTTTCTTTCTTTGAAACAACGAACGCAATTTTGCGTTGAGTCATTTTTGATTATATTTTTAATGGCTCTAATCACATCTGCATGTCTTTTCCCAAATTTCTCAGCCACCTGTAAACTATCACAGACAGCTTCTTCATTACGAAGATAAACTAAATCGTCTATTGCTTTTCTCCTTTCTTATAAAGTTTCGGTTTTGTGAACTTGCGGAGAAAAAAAATAAACTCCAATTTCAGTTGCTGGTACATCCAGAAGAGTAGCTGCTTTGCTAATATCTTCCTGGCTTAAATATGTAGCATTTCTAAATACTTTGCTTACATAATTAGGGGTTCTATTGATCTTCTTCGCAAATTCTCCCTCTGTACCAATCTTTTCTCTAATTAGTCCACGTAATTTAGAATAATCATATGTTGGCGTAGTTTTCAACTCTTATCACTCCTCTCTGTTCCGCTTTTGTGAACTGTCTTTATTATAACACCTCTTTTGTAATTGTCAACACTCAAATTCACATTTTCGGAACTTTTTTTGTTTTTTCTATTGTATTTGTGAACTTTTCGTAGTATAATGTGAACTAGAAAGGAGGAAAGAAATAATGGATACTAAAGAGACACGCTACCAGGAACTCTTAGATTATTTTCATGTAGATCAAATGGATATGGTTAAGAAAACAGGACTTCCGAAATCTTCCATATCAATGTATGTGAACGGTAAGAGAAAGCCACGCCAAAATAAATTGACATTAATAGCCAATTCATACGGTGTTCAAGAAGCTTGGCTTATGGGCTATGATGTTCCAATGTTTAATGACGATAATCCGGCAGTTCAAAAAAAATTAGACACAGGAATTGTTTTGGGAGAACTCTTTAAAATTGATTTTGACGGTGTAGCGGAATTAATTCAGATATTTAGAGATATGACAGATAGTCAAAGAAAAGAATATTTGAAAATTGGTAAAGGAATGCTCAAGGGGAAGGAATAATCCTTCCCCCCTCCTTTTTTTTATTTCAGACCTAGACCAATTAATATGCCATAAATAAAAGCTAGTATTTCTTGGTTATCAATCTTTTGTATCATCTCAATAATTTCTTTCTTATAATCCATTAAGGAACCTCCCACTAATACAAAGCCTTAAACATCTGCTCTCTGCCCCAATATGTATAAATCCTCCCTCTTCTGGCAGTTATTGTGGCAATATAGCCTTCCGCTATAAAGCGCTTCAATAGTGGTACGGAGAGTTGAGTTAGAAACGTTCCTAACATTCGTTTTACGCTCTCTAATCCAAAAGCATCCAGTATGAGACAGACATTTAAGCCCTTTTTCAAGAACGTGTCAATCAATACTGGATGGCGGTTAATATTATTATACCACATTTCCAGAAAAAAATCCAGTTTCATTTTAGCAAGAACATCTGTTCTCATTTATTAAATTATATCATGTTTTTATAACCATATACTGGGATAGAATTGTTTCCGCTTAAATCTTTCCTGGCAAACTGATTTATTCTGATTTTTCTATGAATTATAAGTTTTTTTGTGTAAATATTGTGATTTTTGCTTTTCCAAATCGTAATAATAATAGATAGAAATAAAGGGGCTGGATGCTTGTCTGCGAGGGATTTATAGCGTTCATGAACAACCTGTTTTACCTCTGCTTTTGCAGTTTCGATAGTTTTATTCCTCCCAAAGATAATACTACGATCCGGGCGGAAGTAAACGTATTGAATCAAGAACGCCTGCACGAATATCAGTATAAACACAATTATGATTTTTTTATGTTTCTCCATGAATCCATCCCCTTTACACTATCATCTTAATGTATTACAATAACATTGTATCAAAAAATATACAATCACACAGGAAATGGCGAAATTAGCACCTCTGGTGGCGAATTTTACGTGAAAAGAGATGATTTGAATGAGAATTGCAATATGTGATGATAGCGAAATCCAGATTGATATATTTATGCATCGGATTAATAATTTTCTCAAACGAAATGGTGATATAAAAGCATTGATTACTCCGTATGATAAAGGGCAGCCGCTTATTGATGATGTGGCAGATGGCGAGTGGTATGATATTGTGGTTTTGGATATCGTTTTGAAAGAAGAAAATGGAATTGAAGTCGCAAAGGAATTGAGATTAAATGGCTATAATGGAAATATTATTTTCTGGACAGCCCACAAAGAGTATGTTTTTGAAGCTCTTGATATACTCCCGGTACACTATATCATAAAAGGTTCTGAAAACGGCAGAATGTATAGTGCTTTCAATCATGCTCTGGAACATATCAGCAAAAGCACTCTTATGATAAAAGGAAAAGACTTTATTCATCGGGTGGAGTTTCAAAATATCGAATATATTGAGAGCCGAAACAAATACATCATTATCCACTGCACTTGCGGTATTGTTTATACGGAACGATGTAAACTGTCTGATATTGAAGAATTACTGGATTCCAGATTTTTAAGATGCCACCAAAGCTACATAATAAACATGGATGAGGTAAAAGAAATAAACGATTTGTTCCTTATGTTTTCTGGGAATACTGTGCCGATCAGAAGAAAAGACTTTGCGAAAATAAGAAACGAATTTGAAGAATATACAACATTTAAGTAGCTCCCGGGAAAGCCCCGGGAGTGTTATTATTTCAGTAATTCATTGACTTTTTTCTGCACTTCTGCGTAATTGTATCCAGCGGATTCCAGGCGGTCTCGTCTATCCTGTCCGTTTCCCCACTCGCCGTTAATTACCTCTTTTGCTACCTTGGCTACACTTTTCTTTGCAGTCACGGAATACACAGCTTTTCCATTCCAGTCAAAAACAGAGTAACCGGCTTTGCAAGCCTTTTTCGCATTTTTCAGTGACTTGTACGCCCCGATCTGGCTCTTGGAATCCTTCCAGGTCTTGCGAACACGGTAATACTTGTCAACCTTTACTGTCGGCTTTGTGGTTGGCGCTGTCACGGTTTCACTGGAAATGAGCTTCTTGAATCTATCCCAGTCACCATTTTTACGGATAACGGATGGACAATTCTTAGCGCACACATCGTAATGCTGCACTACTCGGAATGCCGGGATATTGTACTTTTTCATCAATTGCTTGCATACATCAACGGTATTCTGGTATGCTTTTTCGTAGTTATATCCGGCATTCATACACATTTCAATTCCGATGGAATTATGATTATTTACAGTTCCAAAAAGTTTACCGCCGTAATCTACCCCAACATGCCATGCTCCACGATTGTACGGCAAGGCTTGGTATGCTGACTTATCGTCAACGAATACATGGGCTGAATAGCCATGAAAATTGCCATTATGTTGTGCAGTGGCGTGTGCTTTGGCATCTGCTGTTTTGGCTATATTATCTGTATTATGGATGACAATATACCGAGGTGTTTGTCCTGCGTAGCTGTTGTTGTTGCTGATTAATGAGGTGTTAATATTCATGTATGTTCTCCTTTCATATATGTGCATTATTAATTAACTTCATTTCAACATCTGAATTTCAGGCGCTCAAATGAAAATAATTAGTCGAATAAACAGTAAT